ATACAACAATGGAGTGCCTGAAGCTTATAGCCTTGCTGACAGGCCCAATGTTGTTCAGGCTTTACAATTTATGCAATCCATGGGTGGTACGTTGCTTATGCACGGCTATACCCATCAGTTCGAAAACTTAATAAATCCCTACAATGGGGTTAGCGCCGAAGATTTTGAATTTTACACCGCTCACGTAGATGCCAATAATACCGTTAGGTACGACGGACCGGTTCCGGGTGATTCCGAAGCATGGGTAGCTAATCGTATCGCTTTGTCTGAAGCGGCATTTGTAGCGGCCGGACTACAAGTTCCAACAATCTTTGAATTTCCACACTATGCCGGTTCGGTAATAGACTACATGGCGGTACAAGAGCGGTTCGGGATGCGCTACGATCGCGGTTTGTATTTCCCAGGTAACCTAAGTAATCAACCCATCGATTACAGTCAGCTCGCTGGGCAATTTTTTCCTTATCCCGTGAAGGATATATATGGCAGTTTGATTATTCCAGAGAACCTCGGGAATATCGAACCTGAGCCGTTTAACAATCATCCGGCTCGGCTGCCGGCAGATTTGCTTGCTGCCGGTCAAGCCAATCTTGTGGTTCGAGACGGATTTGCTAGCTTCTTTTACCATCCCTATTTAGGGCAAAATATGCTTCTTCAAGTGGTGGATGGACTCAAGCAACAAGGCTACACATTCGTCACCGTCGACAGTCTCAAACCATAAACCATACTATTTCTCTTTGACTCCTGGTGTTATGGCTGACGCTAGGAGTCAAATTGGAGGACGTTACGAGAAGTCTAGTGTTAAATTAACTAACACCTAGACAAAATTCCCCTATTCAGCGACTACCGCCCGCGCGTCCTCATCCGCACGTCTATTGCCACAACGAACCCGTTAGACCCAGGCCCGCAACACATCGGCGATTACACCGATGCCATCGAGGCGATGCTTTCCACGGTGAAAGTAGTGCGCCTTACTTCACATGAGATGATTGTGCCGGAATACAAGGCGGCGATGGAGAGGGATGGGAGCACGCTTCTGGTAGAGTGGGTCGAGCTTTACCACAAGTAATTAATGCACCTGCTCGCCGACTATCTTATTAGCGAGATCCAACGTCTGCAACCGCGTCTGCGGCTTATCGGTAAAGAGTTTCTGCGCGTGCTTCTCCAGTTGCCCAAGTTGGCTGCGAACGCGAGTCCATGCGTTCGTCTGATTCTGTGACGCAAGTTCTCTTGCAGCAGCCTTGGCTTTTTTTGCGCCCTGCAAAAAATATTCCATCGTTTGTTTTTCGGTGATGTCGTTCATTTTGCCCATTCTTTCTCTTGGATAGTTAGTCCAAGATACTCCGCAGTACCAGCTATCCAAGGGAACCATATATTTTTAGCACTGGTGTCTTTCTCAGTAAGGCAGCCAGTAGTGTTCGGTTTACCATTTTCATCAAAGTCATTTACATATTTCCACTCGCCAATATACCAATCTCGGTCTTTCCTCACGAGGCGACACTTCATATATCCATCATTAAAGATAAGCGGGGTGGTCATGACAATAATATCTGTGCTTTCTTCTCGTGCTTCGTCACTTTTGGAGCGGTAAGAGGGTTCACCGCTAACCGGACAACAGCGTTTTTCACAAACTCAAGGTTCTCCCGGATAATGTGCCAGCGCAAATCTTGGTGGTGGTGAATCATCACCCCTGACGCACCGATCATCTCATTCAATCCCTGAATGAAATCATTTAGAAGTTGCGGCGTGGTTTTTTTTATCATTCATAACCCAATTTTTGATAATTTAAGCACATACTTCATAGGAAGACGGCATTTAATCTTCTGCCATAATGTACCACCTTTTTCGTGCGGCCTAACTAATTTCCCATATATTTCATCGCTTATTCTCGAATGATGAAGGCTATACTCTCCCCACTGTTGAGGATTAAACTTATTTTGAGCCTGAGAAATCGCGTAAGACCTAGATTTGTAAATATCTTTCGCATCTTTTTTTAATCTGGTTTTAACCGGCAAATCTAATCTTATAGATTCTGGGTCATTCTCTCGATTGTTTTCATCTTTACAAAATAGAGTTAAATCCCACCATTCCCTTGCGCATTGCTCTGGTGTCATTTCTCGCCCTTATTTTTCCAATTCATAAGCGCCTCATGCCCGGCCTTTGTCGGCATCAACCCGCCTACAGCTCGACGAACATAACCGCTTTCTAAAAACTGCTGCTCAATATGTGGTGGCGTTATCTTGCGCATCAACCCGCCAGAGTAGATGTTTTCTAATTCTACGGCTTCGTCAGAAGTCAAATCCATCTTGTCACTTTATCAAAGCCCGAATAGCTGGTCAAGCGCCGACTTGCCGGAGCCAACGGTGGTGTTGGCCAATACCTCTGCGCTTTGCGCACCGCTCTTAATGGCGTTCATATCCTGCGCTGCCATTTGAGACGCATTGGCTTGTTCCTGGATTTTAGCGCGCTGTTCGCGGATTTTGGCCACATCCTCGTCGTCCCTCAATATCTTCTGAGGGTTGCCAAGAAGCATATTCATCTCATCGATAGCCTGATCGACGTTGAACTTGTCGATGGCGTTTGGATCCACGGCTTGCAGGCCGCCGACGAAGGAAGCAAGGCGCTCGATACCGCCGGTAGAGGCAGCTTTCTGAGCCAGCGCCAGCAGCGATACGAACGTCAAATCTAGCGGTATGCCCTTCATGGAATCAGGCGGCGGTGGAAGCATGTTGCGGCGCGTGAGAACTTTATAGATATATGTCAGCTTGGGCTTCAGGGACTCTCCGAGAAGATTGTCCACAATTGGCCCGACAAGCTGCAACCGCTCCTGCACTCTTTGAGCTGTTTCATAAGCGGTCATTTTCCCCTGCGGTATTTCAGAGAAAATATTGAACAAATCGTTGAATAGGCCAACTTTGATGCGCTGCTGAATTTCCTTAATATCCTCCATCATGCCGCGTATATCGGGATTGACATTGTAAATCGAACGCATCCCACTTGTGGCATTGAGATTCTGCACATACGTTACTTCGCCGGGCAGCGTCGAAGCTGGCTGGTTTTTAAGCTGGGAGTCGGCCAGAAGCGGCGGCCTTACCTGCTTCTCAAGCGCCTCGGCCTTACGCATGGTTTCCACCTGAAGCTGCATCACATCGGGGAGCACATCCATTCCGGGTGAACGGCCATAGGCGTCATTGCTCTGCGTTGCCCACCTTGAAGCCGTGAACGGCTGATCCATAAATCCGCGCATCGAAAGCGGATAATCGCTCGCGCCACCATACACCCAATAAACTTCTCGCCAGGTAAAATTCCCTGGAACCTTACCCGCGTTGTCTTTGCCGATGCCGAAGTTAGGCTCGATGCTATGAGCGATGATACGTTCTATTTGCAAAGAACTACCTTTCGCTTGCCATAACTTTTGAACTTCAGGCGGGCAATTATCGAGTCCGAAGAAATCCACGATCTGCGCGATAGTCATCAGGAAGCGGCGATACAATCCATCAACGCGCAAAGTAGCGCCGGAAGCAAAGAAATATTCTCCGATGCATGGATTATAAAGACGAATAAGGTCTGCCTCATCTTCGTATATAATCGTCGGGGCGCTCCCGAACACGACCAGATCCTCGCATTCCTGCGCAAAGCAATTGTAAAAATTTGAACTAGCGAGAACGGTATAAATCCTATTCTCAACCTCATCCATCCATAGTTTCCCGGCATCGTCAGGCTCAAAATTCTTAATCTTTGGCGTAATCTTAAACCATGGGCGGGATGGGGAAGCAAGGCCAGACATCAACCCAGCGGCGCATACACGGACGGCGAATGTTCCCGTCGGATCAACGATGCTTTGGTTGATTTCCCTGCCGCGAGTCATGTTATTCGGGGTCGGTGTGCCGCCAGCACTTTGCGTTAGCCATATCGAACGGCGCGGCAACAAGAATTGTGTCAAGTCAGACCAGTTCTGCGTCCACCAACTTTGCCGCCATGTGTAGAGGGAATTAAGCCGTGCTTCTAAATGCCCACGAAGCGTATTCCATTTCGGATCGGTTTTTGATCGGTCTTTCTTCGCCATTGATGGCTGTCGGCTTAACAGCGTTGCGCTTGCCTGCTCATATACGGCGGTTGATTCCTGTTCTTTTGTGGCCTTTTTAGCCATCTTATCGTTCTTTCTTTAGGATATCAGGATCGCTTCAACCCCGGCTTCGCTAAATTTGGTTTTTCTAAAACTGGGCGTGACTTTCCCTTAATCTGCTCTCGCTGTTTCCTGATATGGCTACCATCGGCTTTTTTAGGAGGGCTGGCGGTCACTTCTTCGTACTCCCTAGCAATGTTGCAGGTGCCGTGGAAATCGGCTGTTGCAATCCCTGTGGCCCGGTAGGATTAGTACCCGATGCATTCGCACCAGCAGCGCCACCCTTAGCTCTGGCTGCCGCACCAGTAGCGGCTACTTTTGGATCAGCAGCAGTAGCTGGATGCGCAGCAGGTGGAACTGGGGGGACGGGGGGTGGCGCGGGTATTTTGGGGGGGCTAAGGAATCCGATAACACTTCTCCTACAATAGATTGCCCATGCGTCGAGCCCAGATTATGGGGTCAGTCGCATTCTTTGAGATATTACAGGATGGGCATAAACATTGCAAGTTACTTTTATTATTTGAACCACCAAGAGCTATAGGCATTATATGGTCTACATGAACCTTTAATTCCTCGGCATTTGGGTCAAAGGATATTTTTCTTCTGCAATAAACGCATTTATTATTTTGTAACTTTAATATCAACAAAACATCATCTTGGGTATGCTTACCACTCGCTTTTCTTCTCCTCGCCTTAGTATTTCTTCTGTAACCAATGCATTTATCTTTATTTTTAGACGCCCATTTATTTACTGAGGAAATACGTTTATCCTTATTCTTTTCGTAGTCTCTTCTCTTTTGCTCCTTCACCGCTGATGGATTATTAGCCCTCCATATCCTCTTTTTCTCCCTGACTGCCAATAGATTATTTGCCCTCCATCTTTTTGTGGCTATTAAGCCGCTCTCCCTATGCTTAATTCTGTATGCCTTATATCTATCTTTGTCTTTTTCCCTGTATTTACGTTGCCTATGGTTCCTTATTTCGCGCTCTTTTTTAATGCGTACATTGTCACACTCGACACAATAACCATAAATGTAACGCTCTGAGATATGACCGTGTTTGCAAGGCTTCCCGGTAAAATACCGTTTTAGTCCTTGCTCTTGTGCTTGTAGCTTTGATATGATTGTCTTAGTCATGACGGGTGAACTCCGTTCTTGATTAGAAACGCCACATGAGCTCACTACTCGGTGGCGTTTTGATATTATTTCTTCTTGTACATGGCTTTGATGCGATCCGAGCGCGTTCTCTTTTTCTCATCCTTCGCTTTATCAGCCGCTTCAAATTCACGAGCTACATCTTGAGGAATTCCAATTTTTTTTGCGAATTTTGGATCATGGGCTGCCGCTTGCATGGTTCGCTTCTGGGATTCGGATTTTGATGGCACCTCTATCTCCCGTATAAATTAGGACGAGGATTTGGATCACGGCCAGCAGGCACATAGCGCTGCCCATTATACCCATACGACCCTACCCGATAGCCATTATCTCCGTAAGCGGGACGTGTGTTCTTCGGCATATATGGGTTATTATCAGAATACCCGGCAGGCTTAGAGTCATTTGATGCAGTAGGATACGGAACATACTGCGCAAATGCGGGAGAGGACGCAGGGAAAGATAAGAGAATGAAAACTAAAAAATATCGCATGGTTAAATCCTATCAGAAAATACGTTATACCGCAAGGTGTCTTGGTTTTTATTAGTCCTATACCACTCTATTGTCTGTCTTAGACCGTCTTTTAGTGAAATCTCCGGTTTAAAACCTATTTCCGAGGCTCTTTTCATGTCCATCAGGCGTTTTTTATCGCCATTTGGCTTGTTTATGTCCCATTCAACGGTAATCCCGGTCAATTCCGCTATAGTTTCGGCTAATTCCTTGATGGAAACCCCTATTCCTGAGCCTAAATTGACGGGTTCCTGCACTTTATTCTCGACAACCATCATCATTCCGCGCGCAACGTCCCTTGCGTGGATGAAATCCCGAATCGGGCTGCCGTCACCCCATGCTTTTAACGGATTTTCTCCATTGATCGCCCGTTTTATAAGCGACGGTATGACCATTGCGCTGTCATTAGCGAAGGAATCATAAGGCCCGTAAACATTGGCTGGGCGCACAATGGAACATCTATCCCACCCATATTCGATTTTATAGGCTTCCGCCTGCATCTCTCCGATGCGCTTCGCCCAACCGGCGAACTTATCATGAGTGGACGGCTTATCGTCCCATACCGCATCTTCGTAAAACACTTCCGCTGGCCCATACACGCCGATTGAGCTTGTGTTCAGATACCATTCAACACCCGCGAGGCGAGCAGCCTCCATCATATTGACGCCGAATTGAAGTGTCGGAACGAAGAACGATGCCGGTTTTGTTTTTGTGGCAACAGGAGATCCCTTTATTCCGGCAAGTTGAAAAATTATATCCTGTCCCTCGCAAGCAATGCGACAATTTTCTCTATCTCTCAGATCGAGCTGTAAAAAAGTCGAGCACCCTTTTTGAACCTTTGGAATAGAATCCAGAGAAACCACCGTGACGATAGCCCCAGCATCGGAGAGCATTTCAACCAATGGGCGGCCAATCAGGCCGGTGCCGCCAGTGACTAAGCATTTTTTTCCGCGATAAAAACTCATGCTAATTGATCCTCAAAAAATACTTGACGTTGGATTTTTCCTTCTGATGCGAATTCTACGTCGTAGTTTTTTGTATGACCATCATATTCACACTTAATAACCAACCCATCATAGTGCAAATCATAGGCATGGATTTTTACCTTCTGCAACGGAGAGAATTTAAAATCAACCTGCATTATTTTTCCACCACTCCAGCGTCATCTTAATCCCATCCGTCAGTGTTACCATAGGGTTCCATCCCAGTTCCTTTCTCGCCTTATCAAAATTGAGGCTTAAGGATGTCGAAATGGAAGGCGCAGATAAGTCATGCTCGATGACAAGACTTTTCCCGGACGCATCGATTATCTTCTGCACAACGTCTTTTACTTTAAAGGCAATGCCGTATCCGCAGTTATAAAGCCCAAACTTCTCCGGCTGCTTCTCGATGACCAACTCCACAAACCGACATAGATCATCGACATGAAGGAGGTCGCGCGCTTCTTCGCCAGTGCCCCAGATGGTTATTTTGTCATCGGCCCGCATCACCTTCGTCACCGTAGCCCCAAAGAAATGCGAACGCTCCAAGTCGAACTTATCATGGGAGCCGTAAATATTACTATGCCGTATTGCCGTAAATTTAGTTGTTCCGACACCGGAATAAAATTCGCACAGCTTCTCAAGATAAAGTTTCGTATGCGCTACGCCAAAATATTTTGGATGAATATCGATAGGTGATTCCTCCGTGATCTCTCCGTTACTGAACATAGTGCTGCACGAGAAAAACACTACATGCTTAACCTTCGCCTCGACAGCCGCACGAAAAATGTAAGAACCCATCACGGCATTATCGGTAACGTGCAGTGCGGGATTATTGCAAATATCCCTAGAGCCGGAAGTTGTTGCGGCTGCGTGAATAATGATATCTGGACGCCATCCATCAACTACAGAATTTACTGCAATCGGATCCCTAAGATCACCCCACCACCTGTGAACATTCGGAAAATTATCGTCCTTACCAGTATGCAACGCTGCCATTACTTCGTGCCCAAGCGCGGCGAAATGCTTGGTCATATTTCTCCCGATGAACCCAGTGGCTCCAAGAACTAAAACTCTACTCATTGTATCTTCAACTCCCGAACGCCGATTCGCTCTTTAATATCGGGAACCATTATCAAAAAGTGCTGCCCCGGCATACCGCGCGCATCGTTAGCGCCGAGAATGCCGTAGCAAACATCATCGAAGAATTGGATTCTCACCTCTGCTTTTCCATTGTCGGGTGATTTCGCGGCATAGGAAGACAAGTGATTTATCAGGTCTATGACGTTCATTTTCTTCTCTCCGTAAGGGATTTCTTTATGTATTTTTTCTTATATTTTTTATGATAATTTGGGTTATTTTTTCTAAAACCCTTTGCGCTGCAAGCCATTGAACAATATTTAGACGGCCTTAGAGAAATATAAGGATTGCCACAAACAATACATTTTTTATTTTTATTTTTCTCCGCAATCGCAGCGGTAGCAATGCGGCGGCGATGATTTTCCGGCTGTCTCTTAATCAGTTTCCATCCGCTGTTGGAACGTGTCCAATAAAGCAAACGCTCAGGGTCATCCTTTAGATGGCTTGGCTTTTTATCAGCATCCGTAGCAACGGTTCCTAAATCCTTTCTCGAATAGCCAGCAGCAATGTGCTTTATACTTGAGGAACTCATATTCAATTTTTTTGCTATATATGTATAATGATAGCCGCGTTTTAAAAGATCCACTAAGATATTAATACTATTCCCATCAAGTTTAGAGCGATAGTGATAGAATCCCACCGATCTTCTACCTTTCTTCATACAATCAAGTACATTTTCCGCCTGAGTTCCTAAAAACAAATGGGATGGATTGACGCATGATGGCCTATCACATTTGTGTAAAACATATAATCCGCTTGTGATATCACCATTATACATCATGTACGAAACACGATGCGGTCTATACCCCACTCCTCGTATAGTAATTTGCCCATATCCATCATTATCTAATGGGCCGCGCCAAATCCAGCACCCCGTATTATCATCCACGGTATAGCGAGAAGAAAATCTCGCCCTTGCAGCATCATCAAATTTTTCTTCGTTATAATCAAACATATTATGCGTATATCAGGCATACAACGTATAGTCAAGTCCTTTCGCGTAATTGTTTCTTTATATATTCGGGACTTAGGGCATTATAATTACTTTTAAAATTCCCGCCTCCAGACACCATCGACGCCGGTGGGCGAATGGGTTGGGCGTAACGCAGCATCATTACCCCGGCTCGGGCGGCGGAAAGTATGTCGTCGAATTCTTTGACCACCTTCCCTTCCTTCCGATGGTACAACCTAAACTCTTCAAAGAACTCGGTCAAGTGACTAAATACTTTGAACCGCCCAGACTCCATGCGCATCAACATCTCGGCGATACCGGCCTCGACGCCGTTGCTGCGCTCGTCGTCAAACGTCGCCTTCTCTGCCAGCATCTTCAATCCCTGCTGCTGGTATTGCTCTTTAAGCTGCACGCCGGAACCCTTATCGTGCTGCAATCCATCGTGCGGCCATGCCCACTGCAATTCCTTACCCCACGGCTTCAGAGCGGCGGCGTGGATGAGCGGCGTGGCTTCCCGGCGCTTATAAACATTTGTGACGTAAATTACATCTCCCTGCGGGTCGTACAATAGCTTCGCTGCCGCCGTCGGGTGATCCCACCCAAAGTCGATACCTGCGATCTCCATCCAGTACCACGGCATGTCCATCACGTTGAACGGCTTGACTGTAATCTCGGATTCCGCGACGGGAAAGATGCGACCGGAACCGAGAATGGGCGTACCGTTGATGCGCGCTTCTTTCTCGTGCGCAGGGTAGCTGTCGATGATGCGCTTGCGTTCTTCTGGTGCGATGTGCAGCGCATCCATGATCGTCATATTTATGTCGATACGGTCAGGAGATGATTCCAGCAAAAACCGGCGTACCACTTCACTCATGCCCTTGAGCGGCGTGAACGTCATGTACACGATGCCTTTAGTCGCATTGGTACGAGTCAGCACCTCGGTATAAATATCGCTGTCGCACTCTTCATCGAGCCAGCCAAAATCAATCGTATCCGCCTGGAACTTCTCCCGCCCTTGCTCATAATACTTCAAGCGAATACGCGATGTACCGCCGCCCTGATGCTTGACCAGTATCGTGTCGGCCAAGTCGGCGACGCCACGGCTGGGCAACACGTCCACAATATCTTCCTTCATGATGAAGCCTGGATTTCCTGCCGTGTCGCCGATGAGCAATCTCTGAATGGAATCGCGCACCACCTCTCCGGTCACGCCCGCGCACCAACCCACCGGCGCTTTCTTGAACACCTTCCCCGGCCACCACTCCGGATATCGGCCTGTCGCAAAGATCGCTGTCTGGGCGGCAGCGGCGAGCGTCTTGCCAAGCTGGTTCCCCGCTCTCAACAGTATCTCTCGATAGTTGGCCGATGCCTTGTGAAACTCCATCTGTTTCGGGTATGGTCTGTAGAACGCCAGTCTCCGGCGCTCCACCTCCTGCCGCACGCGATAGTAGTCCTGCTCGGTGAACTCACTCACTTCACATCCTCTTCCACGCGAACGCCGCGCCGATGATAACCGCAAGCAATACCCAGAACCGCCAGTCGTCGAATGCGATGAGCGGTATCTCCGTGCTGCCCGGCAGCCGCAATGTCGCCTGCTCGCGGATCATCGCTTCTCCCTCTTCAAACACCCGCATGAAGACGTATTCCCGCTAACCAGATTACCCACACGCACCCGCGTCTCCTTGCCGCACTCGCACCGGCACAGCCAAACCATCTCACGTTTTTGTTTGCAGACGGGGGATAGCGCCGTCAGGCGTCCGAACTTCTCTCCAGTAATATCTCGTGCACGCGGCATCCAAGCACACTATCACTTATAAGTGACAATGTAAAGCCTGACAGTAGGCTCGACGAGTGCTGCCGATGAAGTTGGAGAGGCATGAGGCCAGAAACGGGAACCACACCCCACCCTCTCCTGCCGCCGTTACCACGCCACCTGCGGCTGGGCTGATACTTAAGCCCCTATCTTAGCAATAGTCTTGCCGTCATCATTGCACAAATACGCATACTGTAAAATCGCCACGCGATGCCACTGACCGCCTTTTTTATAATCCACCAGCTTTGCAACTGAGGTCGCAAGAATATCCTGTCCTTGCGCATAGTCACCGCCAGGCATGGCGAAGCAAGTGGCATCATAACAAATGGTCTCTTGAGGAGTCATCCCGGTTTCGGTAAAAACCCCGGGGCCATAGGTGATGCAATCCTGTAATTGCTTCCTGTCTTCAAAGCGCCATTCTCCGCCACGGATTTCCGCGTCTTCGATATCGCTTATAATTTTGATGGAATTTTGGCTCGTGTAAATCTTCAGCAGCATAATAATTCTCCATAATGATAATGTTAATAATAATGATAGTGCGCTCTCTATAACATAAGTGACAACGAGTGTCAAGTTAAGTGACAAGAGGGCGCCGGGGTGGGGGTGTGGGGATATACGAGAGGGGTGGGGCTTCGCCAATAGCGAGGGTACGGGGGTAGGGTAGGGGGTCTATTTTTTGAAAATTACTCTATATAATAAAATCAATGGCTTATTTGATAATTATCTTATAATGGTTATTATGGTAAGTAATAGCACCATGATATATAAGGATAATCTATATGTGGCGTGTGATATTATAGTTACTCGCGCGCGCTCGAATCAACATCTAGCTTTCTAGGCGCTGGGGCAATGACGATGGCATCTTGGCCGGTCATGCGTGCAAGTTCACGCTCCAGCCTTAGCAGTCGCTCGTCGCTTAGTTTGGTTATGCCTTTATCCTCGACAGTCATGGCGATTGACTGCGCGGCCTTGCCTAGCTCGCGGTCAAACCATTCGCGCATGATCGGCAACGCTTTAAACATATCCTTTTCACTCATGCCGCCGATTGCCAGTTTTAGCTTGAAGGCGTCCGCAATCTCTTCTTTGGTTTTTAGCCCTATTCCCCACATAGCGCCGGAAACGCGCCTAATAAGCGCGCGGAGCGCTGTAGCGTCCATTTGGTCAATAGCGGCCAGGTCAATGGGGGGAACCTGTTCCTGGGGCATTTGTGTGGCATTTGGGATGCCTTCACGCCATTTGCCTGTTTCTTTATCGAGAATGAGCGTCATAGGGAAAAATCATATACCAATGCGCAGGATTATACAACAAAACCGACACTTCAAGGCATCAATTAACATAACACATTGCATTAAAAATAGAAAAAGCACGCTTCAACACATTTCAAATGTGGTTTATGTTATTGATTTTCTAATAGTTATTTTTAATAATATATATAAAAGAGAGTATATATAAAATATATATATTAATTTATGTTAATAATGGTTATTTCTATCCCTCTTTATCGCCCTAGCCTTGAAATGTCTCTTTTTTTGCCATTTATCATTATAATACATAGACAAAGGCTTCAAAAGACATTTCAAATACCCTTCAAAAAGGCTTCAGACATTTCAAAATGAAAACATATCATTTGCTATTATCGCAATTATTATCACATTTGCTATTGCACGAGCAAAAGAGGCGTGCTAGATTTCTACTTACTGGATGACTAATGACAACACACAAACGAAAGGAAAACAAAATGCGCTACATTGCTCAAGGCTTATACGTCATCGACACAACCACTAACCAGGCTGTTGCTCGCTCACAGTTTCTAAAAGGCTCTAATCTCATTCAGGATGCCGAAAACGAGGAACAAGGCAAAGTCTTTGCCTCGATCATTGCGGCATCATTAAACACTTATAACGCTCAACAGGGAGGATTGTAATATGCTTACGGAAGTTTTTAACGGCACCTATAAAGGTAAAACGCAATTCTGCCACAAAGGCGAAGGCACGATTGCCGCATGGAATGACTATCATTCCGCTGAGTATTGCATGGTGGATGATTATCATCCTATCGATGCTTATAACGTAGCAAAACAAGCTTTAAAGGACAGGGAGTAATCATCATGAGATATTTTATTGAATCGGAAAAAACCCAAGGCGATAACTGGCACTACATCCGCGATACTAAAACGGGCGGTTTTGTGGATTTATTCCCTAACTTGGCTAAGGCACAAGAGCGCTGCAAGGCGCTCAATGACGGACGTATTGCGCCGGACGTTTACCGGCCTGTTAGCAACATTGCGCGTATCGTAGCGCGTCAAATTGGAGGAGAACTGTAATATGTATTACGTTTACGCAACTGACATTGCTCACAAGGATTTTAATCGCGGTATCTGCATGGGCCGCTTTGACACGAAAGGCCGCGCTATGAACATAGCCAAGCGCATTAGCGAGTCGTGTGACTTGGTGGAAAGCATGGTGATGGATGACAAGGATTGCATGATCTGGTGTTCATTCCCGGCCAATGAAACTGTAATGACGGCATACCCTAACGCCTATTTTGGCATATGGGATGCGCTCAAGGCTACTTGCCCGCTGGATGCCTTTCCCGCGCCTGTACAAGCGTATTTGCAGGATATGGCTACCGCTGGCTTGGTGAAGATAGACTTAGGCTATGTGACGCGCCTGTTACAGCCTCGGCATAGCGATTTTGCCAAGCAGTTAAAAAACTATCTGGCGAAGGAGGCCGCTTAATATGTCATTCGCAATAGCAAAAGCCACTGCCTCATTGCTCAATTCTGATTATGATGCGGCAATCCGTAACCTTAAAGCCATACCAGGCGTGGGTAGCGGTCAAATGGGATTAACGCCGGATGACGTTAGGGCGCGGCCTGATTACCGTATCGCGAAGGCGGCAATGGATAAAGCCTTCGCGGAGTTACGGGCATTCAATGCCGTGTATGTGAAGCGCTACAAGAAAGAACTTGCGGCGGAGCGCAAACTTAAAAGGGAGGGAAAGTAATATGCCTAAGCTAACCAAAAAACAAACAGCCGAATTGGCATCTATTTTACGCCGCTTAGGCGAGGCCGAAAAATACCTGATGGATGCCAATATCGCCGTATGCCGCAAAGGCGGTGTTGCGACAACTACGCTGCATTACACGCGCCAGGATGGAAGCGTGCTGTATGAAGTAAGCAAGGATGCCGGTAGCCAGCTATGCCAGCTCCGCGAAGGTATGCGCCAGTTGATGAATTTTATCTCTCCACCGATTGAAAGGGAAGTAGCATGAACATCAGGAAAGAGATTGAAGCACGCCTGCTTGGTGACGGCATGGAATATACTTGGATAAACTTATTAAGGTGTATGAAGATAGGTTGGCCGAATACAAGGAATGCTTGCACCTTTATCTCAACGAATATCCAGCCTTCCGCGCAAAAAATGTCGGCTCGCCTAACAGCGAAGTCAGGATTGAACATGATAGGCGCATTCTCATTGAGGATAGGGCGATCAATGCACTAACGGGAGGGAATGCAAATGCCATTTGATATTTACGGGAGAGTTTTACGCTCCGGCCATTGCGAGGTGCATCCGCATGTGCATGAGGAATATCCATGCACGCTTTGTTATCTTGAGCAAGAACGCCACAAAATGCAGCAAGAGAAAGAGCCGGTAGAATTGCATCCCGATGATCCGCTTAATGAAGTAAAAGCGATTGCCAATGCCTTGCAGTATGTCGGCACCCACGGGGCAGGGCATGGGCTGGAAGGCATGAAACAATGGGGACAAGTCGTAACATGGTGCCGGGATGCCGTAGGATTGCTTAACGATGCCGTAACGGTACTTAATGCCCATAGTGTCGGATATAAAACACAGGAAGCTATTGAACAATTTTTAGCAAAGGAATCAAAATGACAAAATTCTACGCAAGCCTATGCCTTCGTGACGGCGGAGGATATGTTACCATTGAAGCCACTGAGCGCGAAGAAGCGCGGGAGAAAATGTTTAACAGTAAATACGGCACAAAATGGGCGTTTCTGTATGACGAAAGCGAAAAGCCAGAGGCACTGGACGCTTTTGACCAAGTAGAAAGGGATTCGATATGAAGCCGTCATATCATCCCCATCCGCAACACTTCTATGAGGATAAAACGGGCGTAACGCATTTGTGTAATGCATCCCAAGTTATCCCTGGTGACGTAAATACATATATCGTATGGACGCTATGCGAAAAAATGGACGTACCGGCGGATAAATCATTTCTAAGCGATATGCATGTCGCTGATTGCTTGGATTGCCGGAGAAAGGCGGGATTGCAATTATGAAATACCTAATCTGGAGTAATGAGCATAACTCATGGTGGAGTCCTAATCATAGCGGTTATACGCAGCGCGTACAATATGCGGGCCGCTTTACGCTGGAGGAAGCAATAAAAATCTGTAACGGCGCTAATTATGACTGGGATGCTGATACAGTGCGAAAAATCCCTATGGAATTACCCGTAGCGGAGGAATCAGCGATCTTGCTGGAATATAAAGCAGGCGGAGAAAGATATAGCATGTTTAAAAGCGTAGGGAGTGAAAACAAATGATAAATCTAAACCACGAAGAAGAGGCGCTACTCCGCCCTGAATACGAGCAATATTGTGCAGAATTCCCACGTTGGGGATTCCCTATCAAATATGCTTTGTCATTCGATGACTGGTGGAGAGCGAAGGCTGATAACATTAAAGACGATATGAAAGGATAGTATATGACCGTAATACCACACGCACGCTTTAACAGCGCTTCTAATCCTGTAGGCAACCCATATCGCTGGGGTTACTGCGATTATGTCATGGGAAGAGAGTCTAACTGCCCATGGAGCGCCGTTCAATTCTGGAAACAGGCGCAATACGTCAAAGGTTACTTAGCCGCGCAAGCTACTGGAGTGCGAATTAATAATGATTTAAAAGGGGAAATAAAATGAAGAAATACGCCACTATTCGTTTATCGGATTTAGAACTTGTAAAAAAAGCAAAGAGCAGCGCCGCCCTAGAAGGGATAACGCTTCTTGAATTAATACAGCGAGCGCTCAATGAATATCTGGCAAAGAATATCTAAGCGAAAATGGCGCGCACTTAGACTAGCCAATCCACTTATAGATTGTCTTATTGCCTTTTTTTGACTCTGCTATAATATTTCCTTCCAAAAGGACGTTTATTATATCGGAAATTCTTTTCGCGCCTCCCTGCACGAATTGGCATTTCATGGTGAGGTGCGATCTTTTTATCTCTCCCGCTTCTTTTATTTTCTCGCGCACCTTTATGTAATCCTGCTCCGATATATTATCAGCGATCATATTGCAAAATCTAATAAGCGCTTTATTTGATCTTTCGACAATAGCGATTGCTTGCGTGACTTCCGGAACGCCAATAAATGCGCCATCGGCAAGAATCATGGCTAGTTTTTCAACGTGTTCGGCGCTGCGGGTATATAGTTTATCAATGGGATAGGAGGCATTAGCTATGGATTTTTCCATTTTTTCATCAAAAGCAAGAAAAATTTCCCATGCTTCCGGCGTAAATGAAATAACAATAGGATTGAGATCGCCGTAATTATCTATTTGCAAGGGAAATTCATTCTGCCATCCCTTTACCTTCTCTATTATATTTTCAGGCGGCGAATCTTCCCTAGTACGCACTTGTTTCGGAGGGCGGTTATCGGTGGAAAACAAAACCCAGCGATTGAGAAAGCCGTCCACTACCTCCGAGCTACTACAAGCCGCCTGCAATTTTTCTTTTACGGAATAACCCAAAACGCTCAAATGCCCTTGATCGAATTTTATCTGCGGATTGACTTTTTCATTGGCATATTGCCGCCCCTCGAAAGAGCGCCCGGCTGAACTGAAAAGTTCTACGAAATAATCGGTAATTTCCCGCATATGGGTGCCGGAGCCTTTTTGGCTGATATTTCCTATATAACGGCCTATTTCATCTACAACTAATAAAGCTGCCAGCTTGGCTTTTAAAAGTCCCGTAAGCAATCCCGTGCCACTGGTAGGCTTGCCCATTAAATTATCATATAAACCGCAGGCTTTCGCTAATCTGTTTATGGCATAAATAGGATGATCCTTGCCGCCGCCGGTCGGGGCCAGAGCGAGGCTATACCAGTTAGTCCGTAAATTATATTTCCCCTTAATTCGCCTGCTCTTGACCATGCCCATGAAAGCAATTGCAGCGGCAAGGGATAATTCGGGTTGTGGTCGAATGGCTGTAGCAGTGATCCAATCGGCTATTTCTCCGACAAGGCCGGTAACTCTGATTTGCTGATATTCTTCCTCTTTTTTCTCAAAGTCGGATTTAAAATCTTTCCCATCAAGAAATAAATCGCTGTAATCGAATCCCTCCACTTTCGGCATTACATAGGGATAGCCGCTTTCCTGCGCTGCTTTTTCTCCGACACCGGAGACATCGTTATCCGCTGCGATAAGAAGATTGCGGAAAATAACCGTTTCACATACGGTTTTAATATTTCCCGCGTTAAACGCAACAATTACCGGCAAACCCGTTTCCTGATGTATGGTCGCGCCGGTTGCAAAGCCTTCACAAACCACTACCAATTCATCGCGGGATATATTTCTGTTGGGAAAGATAGCATAATAACAGCCGGAAACTTTTCCACCCGGCATAAAATATTTTGATCCATCACTGTATATTTTCTGGTAGCTCCAGATTTTCCCGTTTGCATCTTGGCACGGGATAATCAAAACACTACCGTCAAATCTTGCTCCATACGGATAAATCCGTTTTCTCTTTAAATAATCGCTGAACCCTTCTTTGGCGCAAGACTCATAAAATGAAAGCGCCTCTTCTGAATTTTTTAGGTGCGATTCCTCTTTTTGTTCTTTGAATTTTCTTATGCGCTCTTTATCAATAGGCGTATATTCGGTATTTCCGTCTTCACGCCAATATTCATATCCATCACCATTTTCCCAATTGCCGAAAATAGCGGCCTTCCCATTGTCAAAAACAATGTACCAGCCATTTTTTCCCTTTGGCTTTTTGCGCGTGCCGCAACGATGGAGTTGCTCGTCCTTGATTATCTCTCCGACAATCAAATCAGCATTGGAAAAAGCATTGCTCAAAGACATCGCTACTTTTCCCTACTCAGGATAATCGCGGATAACTTGAACTAATGGGGGGTTGTTTACAATTTTCCAATAAACATCTTGAGGAATTTTCCCCGCTTCGTTGATGAGAACATCCGAGGGAAAATCATAATAAGCGGCTAATTTATAAAGTAATTCTATTTTAGGTCTAAATGCCTTATCGTTTTCTAAATTGGATATATATTGAAAGGAACATTCACATCTACGAGCAACCTGAGAAAGTGTTAAGCCTTTGTTTTTTCTTAATTCCTTTAGGCGCTGCGATAATTTCATAATGCATCCTTATTTTTCCATAGACATTATAGAATAAACGAGCTATAACACATCTCCGTAGGCTCTGACAATTACAAATTTATGGAAAATTTATAACGATGACAAATGATGATGAAGAAGGTTTTTTGACGCAACAATTGCTCGATGCCCGTCATGCCCTGGAACTCTTTAAGCAAGAATCATCGGCGCGCAAATTCAAACAGAATGAATTGGAAAAGCGGCTTGCCGATACGGAACAAGCATTGCTTGACTATGTAAATGCCAATGGCCTCAAGCAATTTGAGGTGGGAACCCATAAAATTACTATCGGTATATCCGAAGTAGTGGATTGCCCTGATATTGATGCTATACCGTCACAGTTTATTCGTGAGAAAATTGTCAAGGAGCCGAACAAGATCCTTATTAAAGAATTGCGCCCAGCCGGAGCAAATTGGTATTCTATCAAAACGAATCAGAAAATAACTATAACCACGAAATAACATGAAAGGATATTGACAACATGACAACACCACAAGAACCCGTAACTCCATCCGCACCAGCGCCTAATCCTTTCGCAGAGGTGACGGTGGGGCAGTCAAATGAAATGCCCGCGAAAATGGTAATTTATGGCCCTCCCAAACTTGGCAAAAGCCGCTTTTGCGCAGCCATAGAGGACGTGTTTTTTCTGGATATCGAAGGCGGCCTTGGTTACTTGGACAAGAAGGTGCGCGCCACTCCTAAGCTGAAAACTTTTGACGAAGTGATTAAATGGCTGGAGTACATTCTGACTGATGATAAATTCAAGGCCGGAACGCTTGTTATCGACTCAGCCGATTGGCTGGAATCTCTCGCTATTGCCAAGATTGAAGCGCAACACGGCGTAAAAATCACCGATAAAAAATATGATGGCTATGCGTATGGCAATGGCTATCTGCTTGTTATGAATGAATGCCTGCGCGTGATTACGGCGCTGAATCTTATCTACGAAAAGAAAGGTATCAAGGCTGTTTTTATCGCGCATAGCCAATTGCGTGAAGTAACCACACCGCTTACTGATCCTTACAATCGTTATGAACTTAAGTTTTTTGCTAAAGGATTCGGCCATAAGCTGATGGAATGGAGCGATCTCATTTTATTCTGCGATAAGGTTTTTCATGTTGCAGAAGAGGGCATGAAAACAAGCGAACCAAAACCGATGCTCTTATCGGGTAACAGCGCATCCTATATCGGCGGCGGTAGGATGAAATTGGATAGGGACTTGCCGCTTGATTATAACGAACTGAAAAAATACATAACCAAAGGAGTAAAATAATATGACCACAGATTATGGCTTTAATTCAACCGATGACGTTCAGTACGATAAACAGGGGCTTCCAGTAGGCACCTACAAAGTAATGGCCTTATCGGAAGAGGATGATCCGAAGGGTAATGGCTTTATCGTAGAATACGAAGTATTGAGCGGTGATAACAAGGGGCGAAAAGGCAAGTGCTGGTATAATACGAAACACTCCAATCCTCAAACAGCCAATATCGCCAAACAAGCGGTTAAGCGCATAGCTGATGCGACTGGCAAAGCAGTTACAGCATCGTCTCCAATCAAAGGGCGCGTGTTTACGATTCAGGTGGAGGTTCAGAAGAAGAATCCGGATTATACTGAGATTAAGAAGTATCTGCCGGAGAATTATGAAGCAGAAACGAAAGCACCATTCTAAAAAGGAGCGCTACCCATGTCAAAAGCAGCCACCAAAGGCCATAATTCGGCTGACCCAAAAACCATAATCAATCGCTTATGTACATTGCTGGACGAAAAGGATGGTTTAGCTGAAGATATTAAGGAACTAAAAGCAGAGGCTAAGGCATCTGGCCTTGATATGAAGGCGTTACAAATTGCGGTAAAGCAAATACGAAAACCGCTGGATGAAGAACTGAAAGCAGCCGCTAACAGTTATATCGAAGCATCCGGCCAAATGGCGCTTTTTGTTTAGATGTTCGTAAAAGAGGATCGTCCATATCAGGACTATGCTCTAACGGCTATTAAAAACTGGATTAAATACAAGCCCGATTCCAATGGATATGTTAAAGCGCCGGGGGGATCGGGCAAATCCGTTTTAATAGCAAAAACAGCAGAGTTTTGCTTCGATGCTGGCAAGCGTATTATCATACTTGCCCGCAACGAAAAACTATTGACGCAAAACAGGGATAAATTCTCTCCTGAATATTGGCAACATATCGGTATTTATTGCGCCGGAATAGGCGAGAAAATACTGCATCGTCCTATTACGATTGCCTCCATACAATCTATTTATAGCATGGGAGAAGCATTAAACGGCGGCAATCTAATCCTTCTCATAGATGAAGTGCAAAACCTGCATCCCGACGACGAAAGCGATACGCAATATTGGAAATTCATCAAAGCGATAGGTGAGCCGCAAATAATCGGTTTCACCGCCACGGACTGGCGCACTGCAAGCGGAAGCCTTAATTTTGGCGATAAGATATGCGAGATACCTATCCAAGCCCTTATTGACGGTGGATGGCTAATACCGCCAGCACCCCCTAAAACGCCAGGAGACATCGATTTAAGCGATGTTCAAATCGTTCGTGGTGAATATAACGGCCAGCAGCTTGAAGATATTTATCTGGAGCCTGAACTATTGGCAAAATCCATAGAAGCATTGCAGAAATATGCCAAGGATCGCCATTCCGTAGTTATTTTTACTCAAAGCCGCAAGCATGGTAAGGTGCTGCAACAAGCCATGTTGGATAATGGTTTTTCTAATGTGGTGTATGTGGACGGCGAGACACCAAAGGATGAATTATCCCTTACGTTGGATTCCTTCGCGCGCCGGGAATTCAAATATCTCATTAACGTAGCGCTTCTTATTGAGGGATGGGACTGCCCGCCCATAGATTGCATTGCTATTTTTACCAGCACGGTCAGCCGAGGAAAATTTGAACAGATAGTTTATCGAGGCACTCGTCCCGCCCCACACTTAAACAAAACATCTTTTACCGTAATTGATTTGGGCGGAAATTTTCGTAGGCATGGGGCGCTGGGATCTCCCTATAAAGAGAAATCAAAAAAAGAAGCAAAGCGAGAAATAGGGCGAATTTGCCCCGTATGTGAATCGTGGTTTCCTGGTGCCAATATACGAGAATGTTCGGATTGCGGATATGTCTTCCCAGAACCAGAAAATTCAAAGGTGGATCACAACCACAACCCCGACACAGAAAGCAAAACTATTTATACTGGAGAGACAGAAATCTATACTGTAACCGGTGTTTCATATCATGAACATGTAAGCCGAAAAAAGGGAACAACAAGTTTGCGTGTTGATTATCATTGTCCTGGCGCAAATAAATATGGAGCAATAAGCGAGTGGCTTTCCCCACATAATACCAGTGAATACGCCAGAGGAAAGGCACATTCTTTTTTCAAAGAAAGAGGCTGGGATGCATTTGGCGGGATATGGAATTATGATATGCAGACTCTGCTTTATCATGCCGGTAACTTGAAAAAACCAAGCCAGATAGTGGTCGATCACTCCGAAAAATTTCCCAAGATTATAAAATATATTTGGGATGAGATGAAGATGGAGCCGCAAAAGACCATGGATGAAATCCTTGATGGCGACTTTATTCCGTATTAGCCATGAATAGAATCGAAAATGCTATCCAATCCGCCATTATTCTTTGGGTAAAAGAAACTTATCCCCATCTCATCATTACAGCCACGGCAAATGAAAAAAACTATAAAGAAACAAAACAAATTGGCAGTCCAGGCATCACTGATTTGCTTTTATTCGACATGATATATGGCTGTGTTTTGTTTCTTGAGTTAAAAAAGAAAAAAGGAAAACTATTGCTATCTCAGATCGAATGGAATGAAAAATTTGACACTTCTCATCCTCTCAATTTCTCTCGCGCTGTAGCATATGGATTTTTAGAAGGAAAAAGAATTATTACGGAATGGGTTGATACGCTAAAGGAACTCACTGATTACAGAACGGAATGAGTAGTTACTTACTTTCCCTTTTTATGCGGTTTCGCTGTCGGCTCAGGCACATATCCCCGCGCATATCCTGACTTCACCAGCTCAACCTTCGTTTCCGGCGTGAAGTATATCAGCAAATCCTTTGGAATTTTGGGGCGCCTTTTGATGACGACGGTAAAATTTGGTTTTTCTTCCCCACTCATCGTTCTTATACTTCCGATCTATTATTTCTTTGGCAAGTGTTGCTAAACCTTGGTGGCCTGAGAAAGTGTCATCTCATAGGTTGAGAAACGCTTTTTGCAATTAAGACACACCCTGCGCCTGTACTGGATATATTGGAAAGCCTTGGTCGATCCACCCTTACCCCATTTGCGGGTGTTTATTATTTTAGATTTTGAGTGGACGCATTTCATTTTTTAATCGGCTTCACCAAAACAGGCTCCGGCCTAAAGAATACAATCAGCTCCTTAGGTTTTCTGATCTTTTTTATCACGACTATCGGAGACTTTTTCATTACGCCACCTCATCAACCAATTTTTTAACCGGATAGGGGCTACCCATTATAAAGTGTTTGTAGTATTTTAAGGGGATAGCGTCTGGCTCTGGAGCCTTGCAGGCATTATAACCAAGCCAAAAGTCTCGTTCTTTATCCGTCTGTGATTCGGGCTTCATGCTTTTACTAGGGAAATCTTTTGCGCTTCTGCTTCGACATTGGCAGACATTTCCCACACCTGACTATTATGAACTATAAAGGATGGCTTCCTAGCATTTTCAATATGGCTCACCCCGTAATAGATACCCTCCTGCTGGCCTGAGTCATGCCGCGTGCCGCGTTGGATAGTTATAATGTAAGCTGGCCTGCCTTGGCAGCATACTTGCGAACCTATAGGGAATATGTGAGGTGTGACCATTAGACTCTCCTTAAAGGAGTGAGGTAACGACTAGGGAACCGTTACCCCGTTCATTGTTTGCTGTAATGTATAACGTATAAATGCGCTTTCGTTCATTGCTAGACGATTAGCTTCAGCCCTTACCCATTCAATCATTTCCTGAGAAACGTAAGTGACAATACGTTCACTTGCTTTATTATCGGACTTGGATTTTTTGAGCTTTCTCATCATTTATCCTTTTGTGCTTTTTTGTGCTTGACTATACCTTTTTAGCATGATAGGGTGCGTTTGTCAATTAGATTTTAAATAGGGAAACATATGCAATTCTTTTTAAACGGCACCGAATACAATATAGAATACTATTCTGGTATCGGAATTAAGGGATATGCTTGGACTACCAAACAAGATGAGTGCGCCGGTTATTTCGATACCCAGGCCGATGCTCAACAAGATGCTATTGCCCACGCGCATAGAAAAGCTAATGACGAAATACAAAAAGTCGATAACGAATTGGGAGTGGATTTTAAACAGCTACCGGAATCATCCAATCCATATAGAGGAGATGACCGTGATTAGGGTTAAATTCTTTAAAGATTTTGAGCATTATAAACGTGGCGAGACTTATCTTATAGGCGAGAGGGAAGCGACTCGTGTATTTGAGCAAGCTTGCTGTTATAATGTTAATCCTTTCGACATTATAGACCAGAGTACGTTTAAAACCATGATGAAGGATATATAGAGGGAAGATAAAAGTGACTCACGCAGAGAAACTTAAAGCAGTTAGACAGCGCGAAAATCAAAGGCGCTTGCTTTGTGAGCTTCAGGATAAGGCGGAGAAGTCACCGAAGGATGCGGATAATTATAGGCTAATGCGTGAGTGGTATGAGGAGCGCTACAGCTGCAACTGGATAAAAGAACGTAAACAACTGGGGAGGTAGAGTTATGGCTAGGAATGAAAAGACCAGAAAGAAATCGGCTACAGCGTCATCGTATGTGATGAGTGAGGCAGATCAATTAATTGGTGAATTTAAACATTTTCAGCGCGTGTTGCATACGGCAATCCAGGTTCTTGATAGCGCCAAAACTTCTGCCGCCAGTGCTTTAACGCAAGCGCCGGATAGGAAGAAGCGGAAGTAGTTTTAATTAACGGATGAGAGGAGATTTTATGGGAAACATGAGTTATTGCCGGTTTGAAAATACACTATCTGATTTACAGGATTGCTACGAAAGCATGGACGAGTCTTGTTCGGAGCGTGAACATAAGAAGCGCCAGAAACTTATCAAGTTGTGCTGGGATATTGCCTCTAACTACTGCGATGAGGATGGAAACGTCGAAGAACTTGACTACGAAAAAGACGATACGGCGGCATAACACGTAAATGTTCATATAACAAAGGAGAATAAAATGACTGAAGCTAACCAAATTATCGAAATCAACGGTGTTAAATTTGAAGTTGACGCCCGCACCGCAACGCTACGCCAGCTTGACCATATTAAAATTGGCGCAAGGGTTAAGGTTCTCATTAACGGATATAGCGATAGCGTGGAAATTCATCACGGCGCAGTTGTTGGTTTTGAGCCATTCCAAGACAAGCCGACCATCATCATCGCCTATCTAAAACCCTCCTATGGCTCACCGGCTGAAATCAAGTTCCTATATTTCACCGACAAATCTAAAGAGAAAATCATCGTTTCAGACGAAAACGATAGAGAGAGTCTAGAGGCTTCCAACATCGTTGCGATGATGGATAAGGAAATTGCCAAAAAGAAAAACGAGATTCAAGACCTCGAAGATCGCAAAGCATATTTCCTGCAAAACTTCAAAGCCTATTGGCAAACGCTGGTTATGCCTGCTCCAGCCTTTGATGCAAGCAAATCTAATTAACCATCGAGGGATCGGGATAACGGATGATATGGCCGCTTATTATAACGAATGGGAACCTTACGCAGCGCAGTGGCTCCGCAACCTCATTGCGGCGGGTCACATTGCGCCTGGCGATGTGGATGAAAGGAGTATCCTAGATGTCTGTTCAGACGACCTCCGAGGATACGACCAATGCCACTTCTTCGCCGGCCTCGGTGGATGGTCGCGCGCGCTTAGACTCGCAGGATGGGATGACACTAGACCTGTTTGGACAGGAAGTTGCCCCTGCCAGCCCTTCTCAACAGCAGGAAACGGTAAAAAACAATCAGATGAGCGCCACCTTTGGCCGCATTGGGCAAGGCTCATTGGAGAGTCAAAACCTACAACGATATTTGGAGAGCAGGTTGCATCAGCAATTGCCGCGGGCTGGCTTGATGACGTATGCCATGACTTGGAAAAGGAAGGCTACGCCTGCGCTTCGGCGGTATTGCCAGCTTGTTCTGTCGGCGCACCGCATAAAAGAGATAGGCTTTGGTTTGTGGCACTCGCCGCGGGCGGTGATGATAGAAGAATCACCGGAGAATTTCGTAAAGAGGATGGGAGACAGGAACAGCACCTGTTTTCCCAACTTGGCAGTACAGGTGAAATACCCGCAATTCTGGCCAACTCCGAAAGCAACCATGAGGGGCGGTTGCCAGGCGGAGCTGAGGCGCAACAATCCAGACCTGAGTGCGATAGCGAGATTATTTCCAACACCCCAAGCCTCGGATCACCGGGATCGAGGGAATCTGAGCAATCCGAGTGTTCAGAGACGCAGGAGGATAGGGAAACAACTTTCACTGAGCCAAGTTGTGGATTTGGGTTCTGGGCAACTGAACCCAACGTGGGTCGTGTGGCTAATGGGGTTCCCGCCAGAGTGGGACGCTTGCGCGCCCTTGGCAATGCCATCGTCCCGCAAGTCGCAGCAGAATTTATCAAAGCAACAATGTGAAGGTTAACGGACAAAGGGTTGAGTACATGAACATCATATTAGGATTTGGCGATACCGAGAAACGCTTTGAGGAAAAGCTGGAGAGCCAAATGTGGGATTACGTGGCCGATGAGTTTTCCAAAGAGCCGGAAACGTATTTCACTGATGCTTTCATCAAGCGCATAAAGGAATACGCAGACAGCTTGGCAAAGGAAAGCCAGCGCCAGAGCGACGAGTACAAAACCGCCGCTGATTACCCGCATAGGTACACTAGCTTCTGGTGCTATACGCTAGGCGATTGCAACCATATCGTATTCATTATCTCTTTCCACCATATCAACCGCCGTCATGCTATGTCGCCGGATGGCTGGGGCATGATGCAGAGTAAGCGCGTGTTTGACGTATATAATTACGATGCGGAACGGGCGCGGGAGAAATCAGCATGAGCAAAGATCTGATAGTACAGGAGAGACTGGCGCAAGAGAAGCGTCTTTCAGATCGCGTAACCGTGACGGAATGGAAGCGCGTTCCGCATCGTGGGGTATGGGATAACGGGATCAAGGCATTGATGCCAACTACTGCGATGGCAGATGCGTTTTGGCGAGTGTTCTCTGAGAAGTGTAAATACCTTGGTGGCTCTACTGGTTACTACGAATCGTTCGGCGCAGCTTACGAGGCGATGCTGGATGCGTGGGAGGAACCGCAATGAACACGAACTCGCTCGTAGATTTAATTGCATGGGTAAAATGTTGCTGCTGTGGACATAAATATAACCCACAGATTAATGCTTGGACATGGTGGAAATCCTGTCCTAAATGCGGAGGAAAACATGACTGATGCACACACGCTATCGCTGATTGATAGATTGAAGGCCAAGGCTACCTTAAAAACCACCGGGCATGGCGAAAGCGACTATATGCTTCACCTTGAGGATGCCATAGACATCATCCGCCAGCACACCGCCGTGCCAGATGCCGATATAAAGCAAATTGCTGATTATCTCTGGCGAAAAATGCAGGCAGGAGAGTCAGGGGTTTCTCGTGAGATGATCGCTAGGGAGATAAGGGATGCTTTACTCCCCTATCTCCGCACAACGGAGCCGATTAAGGCTGGCGATGAAGAGGCAGCAGTAAGGTATTTACGCGAAGGTCTTATAATTGGCAACCCTATCCATGAAGAAATATTCTCCAAAGGGTATGAAGCAGGGAAAGCAGATGCAATCATGCCGGTGATGAGTAATGTGGAGGCTGTCGGTACGGCGCAGTCTCTTATGGGAGGCGCACCGAAAGAGCATTATAAGGACAGCGCTGATGATAGCCGTACTGCTACTCAACAGCCGGAAGATTGGCTAGGTAAAATTCGCGAAAAGATTCACTACCCAAAATGTTGGGACACCGCCGCTTATTCTAATGTTTGGGCTGCAATATGGGAAGTTATATCCTGTGTTAGGTGTTCGGAGTGTGACCCAGGCGGCAGAATAGCCGACACCGACCAAAAGCCAATCATGCGGGAATCCGTTGATCTTGCGGAGGCGTATCACTCCTATCACAGAAAAGAGAGCGACTTTGAAGATAAGTTTTACGAGATTTGCCCCTTTGAATATGAGCGATTTGGCTGTGATGACTATGACGGCAGCATTGAGTTTTATGAGGTCGCCGACGACGCTAGACTAAACGAAGCTGCTTGTAAGTTGCTGGCTGAAGAAGGCTTTGTGAAATGCTACGTCAATCACAAGAATAAGTGGGAAACCCAATATAGCGCGTTGCCGGAAACTAAGTCGTGGCGCGTAAGCTACTCGCATAAAAATGGCGGCAAGGGATTGCTGGTCGAGGAAATCCCTGCGTCATGGACTGCCGATCATGGAGCGATTGTCGTGGCGCCGACCAATCAAATAGAAGATGAAAGGACATAATATGTTTGAAATGACCTATACCCCACGCAGCGTTCCACTCCCAGAACCAAAACGTACTGATTCTCTACCGGCAATAGTAGCAGAGAATGATAGTTATAAAATTTTGAATCTCTTATCTATCATCGCAAATTGCATGGAAGAATACGATAACCCCGCAAGAGGACTTAGAGACGATCCGGCGTATGTTGGAAACCTATCCGAATTTCACGGCTGCTTAGTCAGCGCCATATCGCACTGGCTATTTATGTTTGAGGCAGCAAGTATGCTTGCCGAAAACAAGCCAATTATGGCCGAGAAAAAATGCGAATACGGTGCTGGCTACAATAAAGAAGAGCTTGCGAAGTCGTGCCGCCCGCTGATGAAATGGATTAACGATAACTGCCATCCGCACCATGTGGTTATCGTTGACCATACAAACGTTCAATTATTTGAAGGACAAATTTCTTTTAACACCAATGATTATGTAAGGGATTAAGGGTATGTCAACAAACGAATTTGAAGTTGCTAGAGACCGACTGGAAAGCATAGGTGCTGACATTATGTTTCGCAGGGAAGTTACCCCAGGTCGTCTGCTCGAATTTATTCGCGAACATGGCGAGGTTATAAGCAAAGCCTTATTACGAGCGAGCAAGGAAGTATGAACACCCTATCCAAAGTCGGGGAATCAAAATGACCTGGATACAATTCTGGTTACTTAACGCTGCTATTTATGATGCGGCATATCGTATAAAAAACGGAAGTAAGCATTTTATTATAACGATTTGTATATGCTTGGGAGCCGCATTTATTTCATGGATATGGTAATGAACGAAAACAAAAATGAAGATATAGTTTGGGAAGTTGCCGAAGCATTCCATAATGCCTATTTTGCACATCCATTTTGTGAAAGCAGACATATAGAGAAAATGTGCGCGGTACAAGGCGCCAGAGCGGCAATAACAACTTATGAGAAAGCGGTATCTAAATCAAACGTCGATCACACGGAGGAAAAATGAACGCAACAAACGATAACGAAACATCGGCAGATTTCCTAAACAGGCTCGGTACTAACGGCATGGAGTGGGCTAAGGAAATACACGCACGATTCCCCAGCGTATCTGTAGACGATCTCTTGGGCTGGTGCTGCAACATGATTGAAATGGGGCGTGATGCCGGACGTAGAGAGGCAACCCAACCAGGAGGTGATGTAACGAAATGAAGAAATTAATAGGTAACATTTGGTGGCGAATTTTGATATGGCCCGTTTTTGTTTTGTCGGTGGGTGTCATAGCTAGGGCAATCTGGGAATTGCTCTTACTCGGATGGAGATTAATCCCATGGTAGACCAACTGACGAATGGGTGGTTTATTCCCGATGACTGCATGAGCGGTATAGCCAAGGATACTTTTCATAAAATGATGAGCATCATCAAACATGGCGGCTCGGTTGACGTTGTGGCTCGTTGTGATGGCAAAGATTATCGCTGGCAATGCGATGGGCTTAAATACGCGAAACGATGCGAGTATAGCGATGACAAAAAAGACACTTGACACTTACTTTTATTTGCGTATTATTGCGGTATGAACATAATGGCAGTAAGACAACGGCTCTACGAACTGACAGAAAACGCTGGCAGTATCAAAGCGTGGGCTGAACAGAACGGTTTGGCCTTCAGCTACGTTGCCGCAGTACGGCGCGGAGATGCAAAACCGGGGCGGAAGCTGCTCAAGGCTATGGGGCTTCGCAAGGCGTTTACGGACAAGAAAACTACAGTGATGAAATTTGAAGATATAGGCTAACCAACTACAAAGACACCGAGTTTGAAAGGAGAAAATTATGTGGATAGTGATAGCAGGGACTAAGAAATACGGGGTATTCAAGACGTGCTTGTTAGCCGATAAATGGGCTAAAAAGGAATTGGGTTGCTCATATCAATTAGAACAACTTTCTAACCCCGATAGCTGAAAAGACGGAATAGAAACCGAGTTTGAGAGGATAAAAAGTTATGGCTAAATTCGATGATATGGGCGACAGCGAGCAGGTGTTTTTTATCATCCGTAGGGTAGCGATATTTTCTAGCTTGGCGCTATGCCTGGGGCTTTGGGGATGCCCACAATATAATGTATGGCAACAAAGCCTGTCAGGAAAGGCCGAGTTATCGCGGGCTGAATACAACAGACAAATCACCATTCAGGAAGCAAACGCCAAGAAGGAGGCGGCTAAGTCACTGGCTGATGCAGAGATAGAGCGAGCTAGAGGCGTAGCGGAAGCGAATCATATTATCGCCAATTCTCTTAAAGATAATGAAGCATATCTCCGGTATCTATGGATAGACAAAGTTGCCGATGTCCCGCATCAAGTGATTTATGTTCCGACTGAGGCAGGGCTTCCGATACTAGAGGCCGGACGGGGTATCGCAAAACAGTAACCAAAAGACGGAATAGAAACCGAGTGAGGGATAACGGCATGAAACGAATATTGACGACAGAAGAAGTGCAGAAAAAAGACAAAAAGCTTTTCAAGCAGATCATGAAAATCATTGTCGAAACGGACGAAGATAGCCCAAAAGATTTGGCATTATCTCTCGACCGCATAGCCTCTTTGTTAAAGTAACCAAAAGACGGAATAGAAACCGAGTACGAGAGGATGATATGAATAACGATTTTACTGACGCGCAAAGCGATTTGATTTTCAACTATATCGCCACCGCATCCGACTACAGAATGCGTGGAGAGTCAGAAGGAGAAACCAACACGGAAGAAAAAAGCCTTGCCGTAGCCCTTCTTTCTATCGTCCTAAACGCAAGCAAAGAAGATATCCTTGCTGAATATACTAGACGCTTATAAACACTGAAAAGACGGATGGGTATAGAGGAGGAGTCGGTGCGCGTACGAGTATCTTGCAAGCATGATGGTGATGTTACCAAAGACCGCTTGAATCACGTGATAGTACAGCGGAATAAGGTCACTGCCGCCACCTCTTCCTCTATGCCCATTCAGAGTAAACGTAATAACCTAGGGTAATCTTATGAATGAGCAAACACCAAGCAAAGAGCTTTTAGACTTAGAACGCATGGGATGGAAGCGTGAATCCGAAGGCTGGGTGTTCCCGACAATGTTTACGAAACAGTATTTTATCTATGAAGATGCGGTAGAATTTAACAAACACCTTATGGATTGGATGAAGAAATGAGCGAAAATTTAGGAAGAAATTCTAATTTTGAAGAACGCCTAGCGCACTTGCTCAATGAGTTTAGCAAAGAAAATTCAAGCGATACGCCGGACTTTGTGTTGGCAAATTATCTTGAGCAATGTCTTACAGCCTTCAATCTGGCGACCCATAGACGCGAACAATATTATGGGCGCACATGCGGAAGCCATATTAAGAGCACCCCTGCTGAAACGCCAGAACTGGATATGCAGGACAATATCAAAGCAAGCGGTGTGTAACCAAGTATTTATAGGTAGGTTAGGCAGATAGTTATTTTACCCGATAGGCTCATTACCGTTTTCCATAACGGCAATATTGCAGTTGGAGATGCTGTATGAATAAGCTGTTGGATTGGCAACCGATAGAAACAGCGCCTAATGACGGATCGTGGATTTTACTTTGTGGCGGAAAAACCACGGAAGACTTCTATATGGAAGATAAGCCGCCGCCAGATCAATACCGCCCTGTAGTGGCAAAATGGGATGATGCTGCTTGGGTAATCTGCTATTGGGACGGCTCATGGCGTGATGGTTACGATAACCCTACTCACTGGATGCCAATAACGGAGAAGCCTGAATGACCGGAGATACAATAGATTGTTGGTAGAGCGCGGAAGAGATGCGATACAGCTTCTCAACCCCAAGGTAAAACCCATAGACGCATATTACTTTGCGAAAGCCTGCGCTCAGGCCTGGGGGCTGCTAGATAAACCAAACAAGGATTCGGAACATGGATAATATTCTGGAAACAATAGCAGGAACACTTGAACCCATTGCTGAGCAGGATTGGCATGGGAAATGGCGGATTAAAAAGGCGATTGAGCTTTGCCGTAACAAGCATATAGACCATATTCCGCAAGAGGGGAAAATGGTATCAACTCAGAATCCAGAAACCGCGCGCACGAATTTAGTTAATGAAGTCAAGTTATTGAACGAAAAACATGCTATAAATGCCGCACTTCGCGCGCGCGCTAACCAGACTAAGACTCCCTAGCTATTCATTCTGCCAGAAGTGCTTACACTCATAGCCTATAGTCTGGCAGGTGCAGGCGGATAGAGCTACGAAGAGTATTAGTGCTATTCTAAAGCCGAACATTCCCCAAGCCAGTTCCTATACCCACCATCTGCAAAAGCACGATACACAGCGCAACGACAGCGACCACTGTAATAACAGTCTTAATGGCGGCAGGCATTGGAATATAGGTGGTGACTAAGTACCAACAGGTTCCTAATACAGCCAATACAATGATAAATTCAATGAGTCCCATGGTTTTCTCCTTTAAGGGGTTATTCGCGCTCTTTCCTTATGAAGTCCTGGCAGGCAAGAAGTTGTTGAGTTTGCCTATCAGCCGTAGCCGCTAAGTCGAGGGCAGCCCTAGCAACATTTTCATCTGTCCAATAAAGTCTCTCTCCGCTGGTGGTTGCATTAGGTCGGCTGGCGGCTCCGGTTGGGAGCGAGTTACCACTTGAGGAGCGCAACTGGCGCAAAGCATCGTTGTAACGAGCAGTGGTAGCATTAAGCTTTTTCTGGTACGCATCGCTGACTCCTTGTGCTAATTTCTGTTGTTTGGCACAATCTTCATTAAGTGCTGCTTCCTGAGCTTTAAGCTTGGATTCTAACCGAGATTCGTCCCAAAGTCCACGCACATGTACCCCGGCACCAAAAACGGCTATAATTGCCGTTCCTATAGCCACCATCTTCCAGTTTGCTAAAAGCCACATATTATCTCCTACGTTTTGATTTGGGGGATATATTAATATCCCCCTCTGCTTTTACTGACACGTCTTTAGCTTTAACTTCCGATGCTGGCTGCCCAACCTGAATAACCGTGTTTGGCGGTTGCGGAGGAGGCGCTGGTTCTTGATTCGGAGAATCCGATTTAATTTGTTGCATTTCAACCGCTGATTCACGGTATTTGGAAAATCCGTACACTCCGCCTGTAGCAAGCATGTAAGAAGCAAATATTTCACCCCCCAGATTATTAACAGCTGTTAGCCATATAATAGTAATGCTGCCTATAATAACACCTATAACCATATTAAGACGAGCGGCGGAACCTCGCCCATCTCCATCTTCGACAAATTCCCTCCATCGACATTGTTCGCTCATGCTAAAGTTCCTCCAGCAGCAACATAAGCTGCCTCAAGTTTTTCCATGCTATTTTCATGCTGTCCATAACCGGCTCCAGGCAGACTAGCCCATATATTTGAGCAATGAGCTACAGCTATACGAAACAACCCGGCCTCTATTTCTGGCAAAGCACGTCGCTCTTTTATTTGTTGTAATGCAATAGCATCTTGAGAGGCTGGAGAAAAATCAGGAAGGTTAAGTTGGAGCCTATAGGGCTCGTAATATCTAGCGAGTAATTGATACCGCCCAGCAGCGGTTGATTTAAGTCCACGCCCAAGATCGATCAACTTGCGCGGATGAGTGCTGTAATCATCAAACAAAATGGGGTGAGATGGAGTGCTTCCCACTATAACATTATAACCATTATCCGAAACATCTAGCAATGCTTGGCCAATCTCGCTTATAGCGATCATGTCAAGGAATGCTTTCTGATTCGGTGTCATATATCTATCTTGTTGTTTACGAACCAACTGGCGGCAACAACGATAAAACCCCATACCGCACCTGCGACTAAACGACCCGCACTAAATGCACCTGATTGAGAATTTTTTAAATCCCAAAGTGTTCCTAATCTATGGTCAACGGTATCAAACCGTTTATCCATCTTATCGAAGCTTTCCTTCATGTGAGAAAATACAAGTTCAAACCGCGCATGATCCTCTACTTCATGGGCAACAAAGGATCTGTCAAGTCCCTTAAGGCGCTCATCTATGCGACCCATAAGAACATCGTCCTTACGTCTGTTGTGTTGATTGTTCATAGCATAACCCCTGTGATTATTGCCGTAGCAAGTAGCGCCTCACCCCATTCCGTATTACCATAAAGTAGGGGTAATTTCAAACGCTTGCTGATAACCCCGCCGAGCAAATAGCATGGGACGAATAACGCCCCGCCAGCTATCGCCCAGTAATGGTCTTGGATAAACGCGCACACCAGCAGCGGAATAAACGCCCCACGCAGTGTGAGAAGCGCGTAGTTTTTCCAATTACGATTATTTGGATTTTCTAAATCAAACTTGCCCCAATAACCGAACATCACACCGATATAGGCTAGAACCACCAGCGGGAAGAAATGCCACCATGTGGTTGTCATAAGCAGCGCAAAGGGTATGCACCAGAAAAGCCGCCCTATAATCGTTCCTACGGGGAAGCCGAGTATCTTTTCAACCCAGCCGCCCTCGCCAGCTGATCCGCGTAGACGATAGCCAATTACACAAAAAATAGATAATATAATATCAAACATTTAACGGCGCCCAATCTTCAATGTCTTCCTGTGAATCCACAATTTTTTGCCATAATGCGGCAACACCATCGGTAAGAATATCCCAATTGCCATTGGTATAAATATATTCAGTTGGCGGGGTTTCCCCATGCAAGATAATAAAATATCCAGATGCTTCTGCTATATAGGCTACGATTCGGCCTACGTTTGGTGGAAAATCGAATAGAGTCGAAATATCTTGCAGATTTGAATATTTCCCATTGTTCTCAAGTTCTACAGCTTGCCAGGATTGAATATTTCCCATAGCTGCTTCAACGGCATTATCTATGTCCGTAAGTTCCTGCGGCTTATCAAAGACTAAAATCATGGCGTTGACGCATCCCCCAAAGTCGAACTTGCGGTGACTCCGGCATTTGACCACGTATTACCTATCCAATCAGATGTAACAGAACCTGCATCGACCCAAGGAAATGCCGCAAGAGAGACACTCTTGAAATCTGCTGCTGTGCCATCACTGACTCTAGTGTCAGAACTTGTAAACTGAGTACCGCTTGCGGTAATCCCCATATTATACATGAGGCCAGTAAAATATCTATCAACTGCAACACTACACCCCCACCAAAAACGGGAAGTATTCCCAATGAATGATCCTTGTGCTGTAAGACTACTTAATGATGCTGTTTCAGCAGCTCCATCTAATCGCATCTTTATTCTATTGGAAGAAGTGGCGTTATTTGTATCATAATCAATATCGAGTTGATGCCAGTTGGAATCCTCTACAGTAGTTGTCGATATAAAATAATTTGAAGTGAGAAGGGTAATCATGCCTATAGTAACGCTTACACCTATGATAAAATAAATTTTCCCATCAGATTGTATTTTACAGCAGAAACCAGACAAAGGATCTCCCTCACCGCTTTTACTCCAGAGGAACTCTTCCGTAGCCGTTACGCTACGTTTAAAACGAATACTAAAGGATTGAACATTTCCCCAAGTAGGCTGATTAGCATTAGTAAGCCCCATGCTCGATGCGCCGTCAAAGTTTAATGAATACTGCGGTAGACAATCAGCGGTTGTGCTCATGTTGGTAAAGTCCGTGTATATTTGAAGGTGATTTCAGCATTTTTACATAACGAATTTGAAGAGAAGACAGCTTGCAGGTGATTGCCTGCCGTTATAACATTTGCACCGGATGGTGTGAGTGTGGCAATCGTGGTGGTGATAATACCTGTACCACTGGTAATTAGTGTACCCTGAACATTAGCTGTACCGCTTCGGATATAATAGGCGGCACCAATGGAACCAGAAAGGCAGATATGATCAATGGCAGTAATTGTGCAATCGAATGGGACTTTAAGCCATGCGATATAAAGTTGATTTAGCGGGCGTTCAAAAGTACGCGAATGTCCATCTGTCGAAGGTAGGCCAGTGCTACCTGCCAATGATCCAGTAAATCCTCCCGCTGTTAAATTGCTTGTGACAGAATTAAAAGTGAAGCTCGCATTCGTTTTAGGTGCTATGTTGCCAGTGGCTGTGTTTGAAAATAAAAGAAAACAAGTTGTATCAGTTACATCCGTAGTCGCCCTTATATTAACAGAGGCTGTGGCTACGCTCGCTGTTCCAGTTAATGAGCCAACGAATGCTCCGGTAAATGTTACTGCTGAAAGATTGGATGTGAGAGCGTTAAAGGTAAAACTGGCGCTGGTTTTTGGTGAGAGGCTGCCAGAAGCGGCTGTAGAAAATAACGGAAAGCTTGTTGTATCAGCATTTTCTGCACCGACCGTAACGGTACCGGCATTCCCAGTGACTGAACCAGAAATTGGATTAGTCACGGTTAAATTAGTGAGAGTTCCCAGCGAGGTAAGAAAGGATGTTACTACAGACGATCCTAAAGTTGTCCCAGTTAAGGTTCCGGCTGGCGCTACTACGGGATTTGTACTTGCGGCAGTCATGAGTCCCTTGGCGTTTACAGCAAAAGCTGGAATAGCGGTGGAAGAACCAAAATTTCCGACGTTTGAATTTACCGTTGCTAAAACAATTGAACCATTATTAGTGAGTGTAGCATCTCCTACCATCGCTTTATCCGTTGCTATATTTGATGCATTGCCAACTAATATATGAGAATCAGTAAGAGTAGTGGATTGCTTAGAAGCCAAATCCGACACAAGATTTGTAACTTGTGATTCGGCGATTTGGATAACGGTGCTTCCAGCTGCCGTAAGCAATCCTTTGGCATTTACTGTAAAAGTTGAAACACTCGAAGATGAGCCGAATGACCCAATGTTAGAATTAACTGTGGCAAGTGTTGCGGTGCCATTGGCAGTAAATGTAAAATCTCCAACTACAGCTTTAAATGCGGGATCGGCTCCAGCCCCCTGGTCGGTTAAAATAGCGCCTGCAATGCCTGTGGTTGCGGTTTGAATCACACCTGTACCGGCACCGATTAAAACTCCATGATTTGAAAGGGTGGCCGCCCCCGTACCGCCATTGGGGACAAGTAATATTCCAGAAACAGTTGATGCCCCAATATTAACTGTAAATCCAGATCCGGTCGCTCCGCCAGTTAGAATGCCTACGGAGGTTAAAAAGGAGGTAATAACCGTGGAACCAATGGTTGTTCCAGTCAAAGTACCCGCCGGAGCAACTACAGGAGTTGAACCAGCTGCCGTTAAAAGTCCTTTAGCATTTACAGCAAAATTGGGAATCGCAATTGTGGAGCCGAATGACCCTACGTTGGCATTTACGGTAGCTAATGTAATGGTACCATTGTTTGTTAAAGTCGCATCTCCAGCTAGTGTGCGTGGGGTTGCTACGCCAGATAAATTGCCAATGAGGATACTGGAGCTTGATAAAGAAGCCAGAGAGGCAACCACTGCTCCAGTGGTGGGGGTAATAGCTAGGGTTCCATCAGAATTTGAAACCGAGGTAACGCCGCTAGGAGTACCAACAAGTGGGTCAGCAGGGGTTCCTTGCCCAGTGATAGTTACGCCATCAACCGATATTTTTACAACAGGATTAGCGGGATCAGCGTTGTCGGTATTAAGACCAGTTACTGAGTTTACCGAACCGCCACCGCTTCCGTTGTTTTGGTTGATGCTGCTTTTAAAAACCATTTATTAGCCATCGGATTGGGCTTCAGCGGCAAGTCTCGCTGCCTTGGCTTTCAATTTAGCTTCCCATGCAGAGATTCTTTCTGCTTCTTTTGCGTTTAAAGATTCTTTCTTTTCAATTTCTTTTAAAGAAATATCTATTTGAGCAACTTTTTTATTTAAATCCGCTTGCGCCGTAGCAGCATCTATTTCTATTTGACGACGCTCATCGGCCAATGCCTTTTCTTTCTGCGAAAACAAACTAAAAGTTTCGAGTTGCTGCGCAGAAATCGCATTCAATTTCGCTTCCCAGTCGGATAATCTTTTATTCTCTGCTTGAACCTGGGTAGAGAATGCGGAAACTTTATCCTCGTGCTCTTTTTTGATCTGCGATAAAGCATCCCTCTCTTTTTTTAGTTCAGAGTAAAGAGAATCCGCTTGAGCAATATAAGCCCGTGACTCTGCTAATTTAGCCAATTCCGTCTCGGTTAAAGCCGCTTCTTTACGGCGCGTTTCCTCCAATGCCTTAATATCCGAAGGATTAATATCCTTTAGCTCATTTAATATTAAGGCAAAATCTTCACGCTGCATTATTCTTTGACTGACTGCCATATATCTCTCCTTGTTTATTTATTATTGACCGCCGCCTATTGATATTTCTATAACCGTCGTACCGGCAGATATGAAAGCTAAGGTATTGGTATCCGATACATAGTCCTGTGTGAGAATTGCACCAGCGGGGATACAGTCACAATTGGAAACGGAGGCCGCACCGGATGTCGGTTGTGGCGTGGAAGATGAAAGAACCGCCGTAGCCGTATTATTGCCGCTGGCTATATAAGCCGACGCACCTCCGGTATTGGACAACTTAAACGTAACGCGCTGGCTGCTCGGAATATTGGTGAAGGTCACTGATACGCTTGCAGTAGCTACTGACAGCTTGGCCGACTGCATGGCGATAAAATTGTTAGCCGTCTGCGGAACTGACAGTTTGCTTTGTAATTGTGGGGGGGATATTGCCATAAATATTCTCCTATATAATTTTTCTAAGAACGTCTAAAATCCGTCCATCCGTGGCAGTAAATATAATAGTTGGTATCAGTGCTACTTGTGCGTTGGCGAACTTGCGCTGACGTGTTAGTAATTACATTAGGGAATCCTGGATTCTGGCCGCCATCGTTAGAGAAATTCGTTCCGGGAGCAGTGCCGTTCACTGCCGGTGCCGCACTTGTTGCGTCTTCTGAACTGATAATACCATAGGTGGAAGAAGTACCCGCAGTAGCGACAATATTCGGCTTGACCCTTATATCGGTGGGAACGCCACCAATAACAAGCAATGCGCCGCCAGTTGATCCGGTATATGTTTGGGAAACAGCAGTTGTGAGAATGGCTTCAACAGCACCACCACCCATCTCTATAGCGGTGTAGGGTAAGGGGGCTCCGGCACCAGTGGTATTGAACGAGCCAACCCGCCGATAATAAATATAATCTGTGGGTAATGTCGGAGTCAACCCGTTGTGTGCGAATGAGGCGGTCGTACCATCCGTCTTGGAAATCATGAATATGTGAATCGTATCGCTATTGGGAAGCGTTGTACCGCCCTGGTAGCCGTTAATGGCATTGCCATTCGATACTGCCCATGACGTGCTCGTCGCTTTAGAAATAGTGGCGACGTTAGTGGAATCCGTTGCCTGTCCCGCACCCACAGTAAGAGAGGCCGTTGTACTGTTGCCAGCAATGGATGAAAGCAAAAATCCAGAAATATATGAATATGGAATATTAATATTGGTAACATTCAATGTTGAGGTTGATATAGATAAATTGGATCCCAATGATAGAGCGGCAATATTTCCTGTAGGCCCGCGCCCCAAAAGCGTAGATAAATTTATAGTAAAGTCCGTCGGAACCGAAGTAGCAGAGGTAGCATTAACTTTGACAGTATTGGCTGGCATTGTAGCCATCTTGGCGTTAGTAACTGCATTAGCAGCTATGGTAGTAGCTGTCGGAGTCCCTAGTGTACTGCTTCCAGTCACATCCCCGGTCAGAGTCAGGCTGCCGCTGGGAACCGTGGCCGTAACGGAAAGTGCCCAATATCCAGCCGCGAGGTCGTCTGCCCATACATCCGAGGTGTTTGCAATCGTACAAATATAATAATTACCAGTATCTAAGCCATTATCTCCATCTTGCACGATGTCGCCAACTGTGTAATCGGTATTGGTTACCCATGTTCCCCTGAATTGAGTGGTACGCGCGGCAAGCTGCTGTATCTGCATTTCCAGCGTATCGCCCATTTCCTCAATAACCTGCGGCGCAAAATCTCCCTGGTTGGAGATGGAGATAACCTGTGTGTAGGGTAATATGCGGGATATAGTAAGAGATGTGCCGCTGGCAATTGGCGATCCAACAAGAGGATAAACAAGCGTCCCACCAACTCCCCATAACGATCCGGTCGCGGGGGGATTCAAAACAAGTGTATAGGAAGATGTTGAAAGTACGGTTTGAGTGTTATCAGTGTCATTAAATGTGACGGTGATAAATTCTTCAGAATCTCCAATAAATGAAAAGTCCCACGACGTTGTCGCTCCATTTCCAAGAACCGTAACCTGACTAGCGGATGTGGAAATTGTCATGCAACCCTCGCAAATTCACCATGTAATTTCAGGGCTGCTTCTTTATAAACTTCTCCAGCTTCTTTTATGTTTTTAAAATCACCTAAATGAATGGGTTTTTTATCAACCATAATCCTAACTCGCCATAAGCCACTTTCTTTGCGATAACTAACCCCCTTTACCCCACTAGTATTATTGCATGATTTTAGGCGATTCTTTGCGTTTTCATTACGCACAACTTCTCGAAGATTTAAAAATCTGTTATCATTTTTTTCATTATTTCTATGGTCTATTTCTTCTTTTGGCCACTCACCAGTCATGTAAAGCCATGCAAGGCGGTGGGCACGATGATGAGCCCCATTTATATTAATTCTTTGATATCCCTTATGAGGATATCCAGCTATCTTCCCAGCCCATTGAGCATTACGTTGAGGGGTAGCTGTGGATAAATTTTTCCATTTAAATATTCCCGTTTCTGGATTGTAATCCAAAATTAGGCGTACATATTCGGCATTAAAGGGGTTGGACTTCAATGGCATTCTCCGTGCTGGCGTTTTACACGCTCTTTGGCGGTATATTACACCTAACCAGAGAAAATGGCTAGGGAATTATTGGGAATATAGTTCCTGCCTGCTTTGAATAGCCTGATCGATTATTTCCGGATAAAGCCTTAGCATCTCACCACGCGCCTCTTCTCTAGCATCGCCAATAATATCATTGATAACTTCAACTTGAGCAAATTCTGGCATCTCAGAAAAATTAGGCTGTAAAATGATTTCAGTGAGCAAATCATGGGATAGCCTACCGGATAGCTTCTGATAATCGTGGTATTGCTGTTCGGTAAGTTTTACCCCATTTATTCTATCTGCAACTTTGCCTGGATATTTTTTTAATGCCTGTAATTTCTGGTCAACGGGGTCATCGCTGATTTTGCTTTGAAAAATAGGGCTTATCACATCCGGCCCTAAAGCCCCCTCTTTAACAATAGGCTGTCCCCATATATCTAATCTGGGAAGAAGAGTCTCTTTGATAAAAGGTGTTTTAGATTTAAAAGCCTCAATCATATCATTTACTTCACGCAACTCCGGATCCATGGCCGAAGCAATCGTTGGAACAAAATTAGGGATGTGGCTCGTCATGTAATTTCTCAGCCAGCGATGAAAATATTGATCAGGATTATTCATCGCCTGCACAGTATCGGAAACGCCTTGTAATGAGGCTATCTCCAACAGTCTTTTTGATAAAGCTCCGACTCCCGCTAACACGATTTTTTCTACCTCATCCTGTCTTTCTAAGCCATCTACAACGGTTTCAGCTATATCTGCTGCCATGCCAAACGGTGTGGAAAACCCCTGTAAGCCTTCGTAACTGTACCACATATCGCCTACGCGCACACTGTAGGGTTGATGCGTGCGCAACCATAAAGCCCGCTCCTGCGGGTCTTTCGGCCCACGGCCAGTCACTTTATCATCCAACACCGAGGCAATGGCTATTCCTGCCACAGCCGTCCCGAGCGTAGTTCTAGCTATTTGTAAATCCCTAGCTCTTTCCCCGTTTTTACCCATCAGATTATCGCGCACTTCACGCGAGGCAAGCCCAAGCACTGTTCTTTCTTTAAGAAAATACTCCAAACTATTGATATTTGTGCGATAAAACGGCACTATGTTTTTCAATATGAAGTTGGAATTAACCAAGAACTGCCCTTTTAATGCTGTACCCTCTAAAGATTTTGTCAGCGTCTGATAATCCGCATGTTTCTTAGCGGCTTCCATCATTTCCTCGGTGGGGTTGCGAATTATATCAGTTACGCGGCTTGCATGTGCCTCTCCCTTTAATCCTTCCTTATTCGCCATTCTGGTAGCGAGAGCATTTATTTCCTGACGGTAAGCTATACTTTTAAAAAGCTCATCCGCTGCTGAAAGCGCGCGAAAGGAAAAACGAGCCACTTCACCAGCCTTCCCCGGAATGGCGTGTTGATAGACGTTTTCTATGGTTCGCGTACCAGTGATGGCGTTTTCATCGACGAGAATAGCTTTAGCCGCCGTCCAACCCTCTTCCGATCCCCGTGCAATAGCCGTCCATCTTGCCGCCGCCTCGTTAAGTTCAATCCTATCGGTGGATTTAAGGACTTTACCCACGGTTGAGGCCAATGCCGTTTCCAAAACGGAGTTCACAGCAATAGCAGCGTTCGATACAAAGTTCTTGATATGCGTCCTCGGCCCCCACAGCATCGCCGCCATACGGTATTCGGTGAGCATTTTGAGAAACCCAGGCTTGGCGGAGTCCTGCAAATACTTGCCCATTTTGGCCGGAGTATCGAAGTTTTGAGGATTTTCCGCCATTTTCCTCATTTCTTCCATGGTCTTTCCAGTCATCTTCTGGAACAATTCTTGCAGTGCGGCACTATTGCCTTTTTGCTCCTTGCTGATGTCGCGGAAAGCGCGCCCGGCGCGTCCCCACTCTGCGGTTACTCCGGAAACGGTTTCAGCGATCATCAGGAAACGCCTGCGGGCATCGGCAAATTCCATAAGGGCGTCATCCGAGCCCTTACTTTCAATAACCTTCTGCATGGCTTCGCGGGCGGCTATTTCAGCGGGTTCTAGCATTTTTCTCAACGCGCGAATACGAGCAGCCAAGGGAATTCCATCTTCCACGGACAGTTCGCGCATTCTTTCTAAATTTATCTTCTGCTGTTCAACGCCCATTGAATCGGCAAGATTCGCGACCTCCATATCGCTTACAGTACCTCGTCTAGCATCAAGGAAATTCTGCTCTTGTGCCGCAAGTTGCCTTATACCTTCGCGCACATCTTCGGCATCGGTAAGGTTTTCAAGCCGGATATTCCCGGCTTTATCCACTAATTCTCCGCGAGGAGTAGGAAGAACCTGATTCGGGCCCTGTGCTTCCGGTGCCTTTTTTGCTTCTGGTGGTAGCATCGGCGTTCTATCAATGGCAACGTTCGGCTCGACTTCCGCCGTTTCAGCTATAACTGACTTGGCATCCGCAGGCTTGGCTGTAGAAATCTCCGGAGTTATCGCCTTTGAGCTGACAGATGGGGAGGATTCCACTGTTTTTACGGGCTTCTCGGTAACAATGGATATTCTTTCCGGATTTGCGGAAAGCATGTGGTCAAATACACTGCGAATCTCTGGTGTAATTGGTGATCGTAATTTATCTACAGTCTGATAAATGGCTGTCATCCAATCTTTAAATTGCGCAAAGACATTGGCCAATTCCTTGCTTGGAGCCACACCTTCCATTAAATAACGCTCAAATCCACGAGCAAATTTCTCATGTTGGGTACGAGTGAAACCACTGAATTCCCCCTCCTTAGCGCCCAACCATTTACGAACTTCCTGAGAGTGCTTGATAAGGCTTTCGGGAGCGCCTTCGGCTTTGGCCCACGTCATCATTTCGTCAAGCCAATGATGACCGAGTTCATGGACAAGGCTAGAGGCGTTTTGTGATTTGAATAGCTTAATGGCGGCGCGCGCAGTATCTGTAGCTAATTTTATGGAGCCGCGATTTCCTTGCGATAACTCCATTTCCTTGGGTTTTTTTCCAGAGATTATCTCCGCCATATGCCGCTTATAAATCTCTTCCGGCGTTCCCTTAGCCCATCCCTGCTCCGAAATCGCTTTATAATGCGCTTCTACCAATGCAGCTTCTGCATTAGCTTGTTCCGCTGTACGACCAGCAGCTACAGCGCTCTTCCTGAAATCGTCAGCAATACTGAACTCGGACGGTATCGGCCCCCACGGTCCCTCACCTTCCTTGAGAACTGGCGCGGCTTTTTGCTCTGGGATATAAGATTCAGCTTTCGGCTCAACGGCCTCAGCTTCCGGATAATCTTCTCGTGTCTTACGATAAGCAGCGGAAACCTGTTCAGCCAAGTCCATGCGCTTGCGCTCAAACTCCATCACTCCTTCGCGCAATTTTTGTATTTCCGGTGTTTCTTGGGCTATTTGCTCATCAATCCATGCGCGGCGTTCCTCTTCTAGCGCATCTATTTTTTGCTGTGCCTTTTTTTTCTGCCTATCATTCTTTCCAGCCATGCTTTCTTTAAGTTCTGCAATCTGTTTATTCTGGGGGGCATTTGCTTCCACTTGAGCGGCATGTTCTTCCTTAAGATTGGCAATGCCACTTCGCAATACATCCTGCCTTGCAGCAGCGGCATCAAATTCATTGAATAACTGCGGGTTTTCAAGTCGCACAGCCCTATCAACCGGAATACGCGGTTCTTTTGGCTCTATCGTTTTTCGCGCCTCATCAATCCGGTCAAGTTGCGCTTGGTATATCTCAGTCTTTTGCGGATTTTTCTCAATCGCTGCTTTGAGATTTGCAGTTTGTTCGTCATAAAAAGCTAATTTTTCCGCGTTTGTCGGAGGGGTTTCCACAGCCATGTCCATCCGCAGACGCTGTTCTGGTGTTGGCTCCTTTAACCCCATCCAGACCGATTCCGGTACACCAACGACTCCTTCTGCCACACCGCGCTGGATAGTTCTGACAGTAGGAGAAACAAAGCGCCCATAGGAGGCTGGGTGAAATATACCAGCATATTCCCAAGCAAACTGGAGATCCCTTCCTAGCGCTTGCGGCCTAACCAACCCACCGGTTAATTTATCTATATCTTTTGCGGTTTCAGTAGTCCCAATGGAAGTTCCAGCTTCATTTAATGCTCCCCCAACACCTGAGAAAAGAGAGGAAAGCCTTCGGAGTGGTTCGTTAAGCACTTGGCGTCCCATTTCTGTTGTTAGCCCAGCTATTCCACTTGCTGCTGCTATAGGATCTGGCTGACCAAATAAAGCCCCTCTATCATAACCTTCACCCGCCTCTTCTAAAAACGCACGAACCGTTCTTCCAGTTGCCGAGGCGAATCTTTGCTGCATATTTTCAGCCGATGGCTTGGCCACTCCCTCTATCACCCCCTCTTTCCAATCAGCATTTCTCTTAACGTAATCATCCCAATCACCGGACAGCTTCATTGACTGTACAGTTTCCGGAGTTAGCTTCTTTTCCTTATTCTCTGGCTCATAGCCAAATGACCGTAAGATAACATCGGTGGCATAGAGGCTTGGTTTGAGCATGTCGGTCATTAGGCGACCCGCCATTGAAGGTGATGAGTCATCGTCCATATATTCTTCATATGTAGGAAGATGCGTCTTTTCCTGCGGAGCAGACGGAGGATTTTCTATATATTCTTCGTATGTGGGGAGTACCATTATTCAGCCCTGATTAATCCGCGCTTTATAAGTTCCTGCTTATGTTGTTCTTTTGTCATTTTCCCAGATTTCACATCATCTATAAGTTCAACCTCGGTCTTAACCGGGGGCGCATACTCCATTGGGTCAGCCAATCTATCTTTCAACCTCTCTGCCGTTGACCGCTTGAAGGCCGCGATGCCTTTTCCCATATAATCTGGGGAATCAGCGTTAAGTAATGAATCCGAGGATTTTCCCTCCGACTTCGCTTTATCGTAAGCGGGGAAAAACCACGCTTGAAAGGCAGAAAATTTATCCAAGCCATTTATATCTCGGCCAGACAGAACGAGTGATTTTCGTGCTTTTTCTAAAAATATCTTTTGCATTTCCGCTTCGGATTTTGCTTCTGGCGTGCGCGGCGAATCCATCATTGATTTAAATTGATTGAGTCCAGCTACAGTTAAACCGTTATCCAAATATGGATAGAGTTGAGGAAGCGATGTTATTTCTCCATCCGCATATTTTCTGAAAAGATTAAAATATTCCAATCCATAAGTTTGCTTGTCTTTACTTATTCCACCCCCGCCATCACTAAGATTTTCTCTAGCCCTTACCTTCATCATGTGCATCGTTTCCGGCATATCGAGCAGTTTGGCTTTAAGCTCCGCCGGTATCTGGTCGGTGGAGGTGAAGTCTGGCCTTACCGCCAACTGTTGAGCCTCATGCTGAATAGCGGATTTATACGCCCCCTCCTCCGTCCGATAATTCTGCAAATCCTCTTCCATGGACGCGATGACGGATTTGCGCACTTCCGTATTGGGGATAGCTTTTGCCTTTGCTATGTACAATGGATACAGCGTCTCATAATTTTGCAGCGCCTGAATAGGATTCGCCGCCGGTTGAAGGGGCGGTGTGCGTCCTTCGTGGGCGGAGAGGATGGCTTGTCCAGCATCATTCATTATCTCACCGCTGCTGGCGAGCTGGATGGTTGAGCGCTTGGCGTGGCTCTCGTATTTTTGCCGGATAAAGTCAGTAAATTGTCCAGTTGTCATCGTAGCGTTGCCGCCGTTCTCTATAATGGCGGCATAGGCGTTATAGCCCTTCTCCTTGCCCTCGAACTGCCGCAGAACGTCTATCGCCAGCGCCTGCTGCTCCAAGGGCTTCTGGCTGTCTTTTAAGAGTTCCGCACCGCCGCCGCTGCCTTGCTGGTGCACGACATAGCCTTCCCACGGCAATGCGGGTCTGCCAAGCGCGTTCCCGGCTATCTCCTCACTCGCCCGTATCTGCTTCGGTGCGCGGGCGATCTGGTCTTCCAGAGTGCCGCCCTCTTTGTCCTGCAATATCGTGCCGCGCTTCCCAAGGTTGGTTCCGTTGGATGACTCGATGCTTAGATAAGCAAGCGCCGTATTGGGGTCAACGCCTTCCAACTGCGCCGTTCTCGCCAGAGATGCCTGTATCTTAACCGGAGGCAGGCCCATGGGCTGCGGCAACGGATTGCCGCTTTTTAACGCTTGGACAGACTGAACGCTGGTTTGGCGTAGGTTTTCAACGCCGAGAAGGTTGTCAATCTGAATCTGCTGGTAGCCGGGGATCGCAGTTCCATATTCCGCCCGCAGGGAATTAGCCGTGCTCATGTCTCCGCTTTGCACGGCGCGGGTTATCATGCCAACGGCCATCTCGCCCCTTACCGTGCGCTGCGCGTCTTGTATTTGCGCCGCGCCTTCCGGCGTATTGGGATCGACGCCATTATCGATAAACTGCTTAGTGATAAGCGCATCGTTGCCGTTCGTTACCGACTTTACGACTTCGGGATTGTTGTAATTATTGGCAACATGGCTGTTTTGCGCGTAGATGAGTTCCTTGGTGGTTTGATTGTTAAACTGCTTCTGCCATGCCGCCAGACCGGCGGTGGCGCTTTTGGTTTGGTCAACAATCTGTTTAGTGGTGTAATCTTGAATCAAATTTTTAGTATAAGAATTGCCTTCTTTCTCGGTAATTTCCTTCTGGAAATTTTTAAGCCCATCCAGATAGGCTTGATACCCATGAACCTTATCCGGCCCCTGCAAGCTATCGTAATCGACGCGCATCTTGGCCATCGTCGGTGCCCATTGGTTAGCAAGAATATCGTTGGCCTTCGCCTCCGATGCCTCTTTCATATATTGCGCTGTCAGATCCTGGGCGATTTTCCCAGTTCTCTGCATAGCTCTGCCAACACCGGCTCCGGCGTCTTCCGGCGTCGCCCGAACGCCAAATCCTGGGCCTAGATTTCCCGTGTTTTCAACGGTAGGATAGGGGGTGTAAGGGACATCAGCCATTAATAATACCCGCCCGCTGGGTTTACATTCCCTGGCTGCTGCCACGGAAATAAGCTCTTACTATTATTATAATCACCCCAAGCATCTTTAATCGGCTTGGCCCCGCCAAGAATGGTTCCACCAGCATCCATATATCCTGCCTGTTTGGCAGATTTACCCTGAGCGGTGTCGAGTTGCGATTGGGAGAGCGCATCTAACTCCCTAGTTTGGTAGCCATATGCCTCGCGGGCGGCGTTGCTGCGGATGCTGATAGTGTTTAACATGCCAAGCTCGGCGGCGCTGGAGCGCACATCGACGGCGGATTCAGAACCTACATCCACTCCGGACGCGGCCTGCGCTGCTTTTATCGCCCCTACATTGGCTCGTGTTTTTTGTTGCTCGGCTGATGCGGCAGCATTGCCCTTTTCTATAGCCATCTGGGCATTCCGCCGGGCAATTTCTGCATTGTTTTGCTGCACCTGTGCGTTGTATTTAGCGGATGCCGCCGCCGCTTTACCCTGCTGGATGGAGCCAAGCGCCTGCATCCCAACGCTGGCTGCCGTTAGAATCGCTGTAATTCCCATATTATTTCTCCAACACTGCTTTTTTGAATATCACATCATTCACCATCTTTTCTTCCATAAACTTAAATCCCAAAATCTCCAGCAAGCGAATGGTTTTTTTATCTTTGGCATCCACCCAATCTTCTAATATCGGGAAATACTTTAACATATTCTTCAATTCCGAGCGATAACGGAATGCCAATTTCATCGGATAATCCTCTACCATCGGAGAGGCGACAAACCAAGGATTGCCGTTTTTTCCAAGAAACGTGCCGCCAAGCCCAAAAATCGCCACTACTTTACCATTGACAAAAACCGTTTTGCTTATCAGTGAACGCTTATATATCCTCCACAATGCGCGGTGAGGCGGAATCTTAAATTTAGAGGCAGCATCAATATCGCGCTCGCGTAAATTACCCCCCAGAGATCGGACATGCTCCGGGAGAGTGTCGGAAACCGTTATCACTGGCTCTTGCGGCATCGGTTCTTCAATTTCTATTTTGTAGACTTCGCTCATAATTCTATCCAGGCGTATCGCCGATCTGCCATTCAGGGATGATGGCAAGTATGTTTAATCCGATTGGGAATTGCGATTGAATGGCGATCTGCCCAGGCTTTTGCCACGAACCACCTACCAATTCCCGTAAATCTCCGGTATAAAGCGGAATGGCCGAACCTGGGGGTTGCGTTACATTTCTCTGTTTCATCTCATATAGCCCCGTCCATTCCGGGGTCTGCCCGTTAGGCTGCGTGGAAGCATCTGGTTGGTTAGTCCCGACAAATAATCCTCTGCTATTCTGTACTCGTACCGTCACAGCCTGAATGTTTTTTCTTTTCCCCTGCGTCGTCATCGACGATGGCGGATCGAGATAAAGCGTTTGCAACTGCGCGGTAAACGGCAGTCCGATGGTCACGGAGGAATACGGAGCGGGGAGTTCAATTGCCCCATCCTCAACCACCTGGTTAGCCACCACGCTGCCGTCGGCGAGAATAGCCACTTCCATTCCTTCCAGATGATTCAGCCCGCTAATGGAGGTGACGGGCGTGGAAAGTGACCAGTAATCCGGGTTCACCGGAATGGGCGTGTCATTCGGATCGTTGGGAAGGATATTGGTGATGGGTTCGATGATGTTGGCAACCACTTCCGTTCCGGAAACATAATCCGTAATTACCGCCTTACCGCCGCCGTTCGGTGTTATGGAAAAAGTCCCGCTTGGGCTTACGTTATTATGTCCGATACGGATGACATCACCTTCGTTATCAGAGGTAAACACGCTGGCGGATGTGGTGAATGTCACATTATTGGTTATGATAGGGGCGATTTTAGCGCCCGAACCGGTGGAGTCGGAAATAACAATCTCCGTTCCCGGCTGATAATTTGTGCCCTCATCTGTAATTGTATATCCCGTGATTACCCCACCGGTGACAGAAACCGTGGCGATAAATCCGGTTCCTTGTCCGGTCGGATCGGACGCCAGAATAGTCGGCGCAACATAACCGCTGCCGCCAATAATTATATTAAGATCCGATATATTGTTGGTTCCATTCGCGGCGGCTGGCGTAAGAATGGCGTTAGGGAACGTGAGAGGCAATGAAAGCCCCGCATCCACACAAAAACAATCCTCTACAGTCAGCCAATTGCGGTCATCCATGCGCTCGGAATAATAAACCCATTCGCCCTCACCCTCAATATACCTGCGCGTAATGACATATGTCACCGAGCACACTCCGATGAATAGACCATTGGTATCATGCCGCGCCCAGCCGTAAACGTCCTGCTCTTTTAAATAAGTAAGCGATAACATCACGCCGTCATCTCTGGTTGCCCAAACAATCTTGAACGGTTCTTCCGCATAGTCCCATTGCTGAAGCTGATGGAAGTCGAAAAGGTGATTGGAAAGCACCGTCATATCCGTGCCGGTGTAAATATTGACAAAGAAGTTATAGGCTAAATCCCGGACAATGCTTCCCTTGGACTGCACATAAAGAATGTCATAATTGACGACAATCGGTGGAATGTGGAAATGGCAACCATTGTAGGCTTGCGGCGTTGCTTGCTGATCGATTGGCGTTAAAGCCGCATTCTGCCCTCCGCCGCTCAATTGCCATGCCCCCTCACCGGTAAGAATAACCAGACCACCAGGCATCGGAACCAGAAATTGTATGCCGTTTATTTGCTGCGCCCAGGGAGAGCCGATAATAGAGTCAGAAGCAGTGGTGGGGATGGAGGAATCCATATTATTGAATGCCCCTGGCTGGCTCATGAAATAAGTGTCCGGCTGGTTCAGCGTAAAAGCGTAGGCTCGCCTTTGTTGGAAATACGCACATGTCCCTGGGTATGTTCCGCTCTGCGGGCCGATATTCAGAATAGCAGTTGCATCGTGCCCAGAACCGCTGCTGGTAATGGTGATGGTGTCGCTGGCGACGTAATCCATCCCTCCGTTTTGAACGATATATCCCACCACATTTCCGTTGGTAACAACTGGAGCGATTACCGCCCCGGAACCGGTCGATGTGGTTATATTGTATCCCACATTAGTTTGAGTATAACTGCCTCCGGTATTGGTAGGAGTGACAGATACTATAGTCCCGCGAGCGAATGGATTTTTATGAACCGGCGGTACCGTTGTAAAATCCGCGACAATATTGGTATCGACAAATTGATTGCCAAACGCCGTTCCTAGATAGCCGAATGACGATCCCACGGGCACCGCTGCATTATAAGAAGGAATGGCCGAATATATATTATAGCTGGTGGCCGCCGTAGTCCCCGTCCATGTAATAACATTGGAACCGGCATTAACTGATATATCATTATTTTTTACCGTGGCAGGCGTCGATGCCACGCTCTCCTCGCCAGTAAGCCCGCTTACTGACGTAACGACATAGCTATAAAAAGTCGTCGTTGCCGCCGAGCTATTGGCCGTAACCGCTACCGCCGTGGGGGCGCTGACGGAAGACGCGAAAGAGTCTTCCGTGAAAACCCAATCCGTTGCCCCTTGCCGCACAAGTTGATAAGATGGGTATTCGGTATTGCTATCCTGATTCACGCAGGTCAGCGTCATCGTATCGGCGGATTGCGTGTATTTCACGAAAGGCAAATCAATGGCCGCATAGGGAGCGTCAACGGTGTAGATTCTGGCTGCCGTACCCCCCGTCGTATAAGTCGAGAAGTTGGCGGAATTCACCGTAACATCAAATAAACTCGTCACCTGGATCGTATTGGTCGCCGCACCTGCGACAATCCATGTCAGGCCATTGATTTCCGTCATCCCTTCCATGCCGGAAATATAAACCCAATCGCCATTGATGAAGCCGTGCGCAGTAATCGTGAGAACGAGTGGATTTGCCACTGTCGCAGCACTTATATTTTTTCCAGTTTCGGTGACGTATGCACCATTGGATTTAATGCGCATGTACTCATCGCCAAACTCCAGTGCGTACCCTTGGCTGATATTAAACTGGAACGGAATATCGCGCGGAGGATTGTCGGTTGCTGTGCCGCCGCTATTTGGTGCTCCCTGTTTGCACATCCCTATATAGGCGCATCCGGCGCGCGAAGATGCCCCACCCCGATAATCAACAAAAAAGTTGCGGAGAGTCGAGCAGCCCATGGCATATTTGGCTAAATCGTTGCGGCCAAATAGGCGCGGAGAGAATTCCCCCGCCGAAAACCCATGCTGCATCGAAGAGAACGCCATTTCCTGCCTCTTCTAGTATGACGGCCAGAGCATGTTCGGATAATTATACCCAGCCCCATTGTAACCATTCCGCCAATAGGCTCCGCTGGCCCCTTGCCTCGCCCTCAACCAATCTGGAACATGATCCATGGAGGTGACGCCCTCGTTGCCATCCCTAACCCTCGCTTGCTGTATCATCTCTTCGGCGAGTTTTACCTGCCTGTCCATCAACGGCATATGCAGGGAAAGGGCAGGCACGAAATAGGCTGCTAAAGAGGCGACCATTGCTGCTTGAAACAGGGAGTCCCAGAACTGTGGATTAGGCTGGTTCACGGTATAAACCGCAATCGCAGATGATTGATTGGTAAGAATAACGCTTACCGGATTGTTGGAAGCATCGGTTGCGTAAGCAACCACATAGGGAATCTGTCCTTGGTTCGGTAGCCATGTTGGGGCACCCGTGTTGACCGAGAATAGCGGAACGCCGCCAGTTGGCGATGGAAGCGACGGCACGATAAACCGCATCTGCAAACAATCGGAGGGAAGCTGGTATTGATATAGCCACGGCACCGGCGGCAGCGGCAGCGTTTCTCCGTCGGGATTTTCCGGCGTACCCTCAGCAGCAGCAAGAAGAGTCAGAGTCGCTTCCTTTCGTAAGCAATTCCAAGGCGCGGAGCGGGCTAATTGTTCAAATGTTGGCGTATAAAGAGTGGCTGCTGCATTGGCTTGCGCAGAGCCTTCATTGAGGGAGGAAACCTGGGCTTGGGAGCCGATCGCTAAAAGTGATCGGTTGATAATATTCAAACTGGTGCCGGTAGCCATTTACAACTCCTTTATCAGAAGCTGCTTATTCAGCCTCAAGATACTCGGTATTCTCGTTCTCAAGCCCAATATGCGTCAGCGTAAGCTCTACGCAGCACTTGGCTCCGTCACCGGAATCATGTTTTGAAACAGATGTGACTTCGGCCATACAAACCATGTGTAGCATATCACCGACCTCAACATCGGAAGTATCGAGACTGAGCTTATCAAGCGTTTCTTGATCGAATCGGAGAGACAGCCCCCACGGATAACGGGACATAGTAATTGGAGATGGATTAGCGGCTTCATTGAGTTCCTGAACGGAACGAGCCATAGATATCATTTTTCTGAGCATTTTGTCTTCTCCCTGTCTTGGTGCAGAGCTTGGCGACATTATAGCACTAAGTTATTTTACAATCAAAGGGAATTCCTCTTTCATAAACTGAAAATAAGCCCGCTCATCCGCCCCATGGTCAGGCTGCTCTCGATAGGTGCGATCTACAGGCGCTCCGCCATTAACGTAATGCAAATGTGTCATTTTCACATCCGGGAGGTACACTCCACAGCCAAGGGAATCGGCAATATTTTTCCACACATTATCCACGAACCAGTGTTTAAGCCCCGGCGCTGCCCACCAGCCTAATTTCCTAACCAGATTGCCTCCGATAAATGGATGCACCGGCAATCTTTCGTTCTGTATACCGTCCCATCCCCATACGATTTTGTCGGGCTGACATAGGGTGGACATGGTTACGTCCCATCCTTTAGTTTCCGGAAACACGTCATCAGCCACCATCCCGTAATAGGATTCATCGGGGTATTTCTTGAATATTTTATCAAAAATACCGCCGAGACTGGTGCCAGCCGATACGGAAATCCTGCGCCAATGAGAAGGGGTTTCAATATCGTTATAGCGGTGGGCGTCATTCGCGTCGAGCACAACCCATATGGGTAGAGTGCCACCGGTATCATTATACGCCTTTATGAAGCGCTCAAGGCTGTGTGGGCGTCCTTTGGTGGGAAGAATGATCAAAGTGTTTCATCCACTCTGGCTGCGGCATTAACCGGTTCCTGATTTTCAATATAAAATACTGTTCTTCCGACATGCCCAATCTGCATGGAAAGCTCCATATCGCACCAAATATCAAATCCAGCGCGAAGAACCAATTGACACCAGTATTCGTCCTCCCCCACCAATGAGTCGGTGCTTGGCAGCGACCATCCAATTTTATCCATCATCCAGCGCGGAGGTTCGGCAAAATAACATTTGTCAGGCGCTAACCCCAACTCATCCAACTTATCGAATACCGACATTTTAGTAAGCATAAACGGGAAGCCTACATGCTTCATCTTCACCATTTTTTGATGTGGCTCTATAGAATTAAAATCTAACGGTACAGCTACTGGTGTCCGATCATTTCCTTTACGACGGCATGTAACGGCGCAAACAATATCCTTGTTATGCATTAAAAGCTGTATGAGTGACTGAATAGGAAATACCGAATCTGCGTCTATCCATAAAATTTCGGTTGCACCTAATTGACGAGCATTTTCTACGATAATATTGCGATTGGCGGCAATCCTGGAACTAACCGCATTAGTAAGCCCCAAAGGAATAAATTGCGCAGTTTGTGTAATAAGCTGAATCAAAGAATTGTGGAACTCTGTATCGATAAAATCTGGAGAGGGAAATGCAATAGCCACCTTTCTTCCCTTAAAATCAATAGGGGTACCAGATTCTGGTTTAGGAGGAGATGGGGGGATTTCATCAGAAACATTTACTTCCATAATTTTTTTCCTTTTCTATTTATATAAAGTTTTTTTCAAAAATTCGATGGTCATTTGCCCCATGGCCTTAAACATCAAAACTCGGTTCATTATATCGTGAAATAAGAATTTCTCTTCATTGTAATAATAAGGGCTACCGTTATCCGTCCATTTATCGCCCTCGCCATGATGAAAAACATGGCCACGCGGTAAAAGCCGCATTTCACCACCCATGGCCTCGCACATATAATGCAGAAATGATTCAGTGAAACAATTACGGAACAACGTGGGATACCCCCCATAAGATCTCAGGAAATCCATACGGAATATCATGGCATACGCATTTAGGCACGGTGCCCTGGCATAACTCTGAAAGGGAGGGGCTATAGGATCCAAATCGCGCGGTCCGGGTTCGACTTGGCACGGAAGATTCGGATCACCCTTGTTCACGCAAGGAAAAAGTATTTTTAATGTCGGATCTTTTTCAAAGGATTTTATTGCTTCCGCTACCCAATCCATATACCAAATTATATCAGAACTGGAATAGATAAAGTATTCAGTTTCCTCAGTAGCATAATTCTTAAATACGTCGTTAAAAATAAGCCATTGCGACATCTTCTCAGGATACAGCATGATGTCATACATAGCCTTATTGACAAGATGGTGTTTTTTTAATTCTTCGCGGATAGAATCGGTGCTTCGGCCATCGCCAACTACCAGTTTAATATCCGGGCGCACATTGAGAACGCTGTCAATCGCGTCCATATACATAGCTGGCTTGGCAGTAGCGTCAGGAGACGCTATTCTCGCTCTAATTTCTTCCTGAGTAAGCCGGACATAGGGACGCATATGCTCCATATCGGCTTCGATATTTGGTGAGTAAGTAGGGATATAACAAATGATTTTCGGCACACACCATTACTATGGGTGCTTTTAAGAACCGTCAAGCAAAAAGTGACTTAACCAAGAATGTTATAGTTGTACACGGACAAATCGGTTGTACCCGCTCTTACGGCAAAACTGGTGCCAGGTATCATTGAGGTGACAACCGGATAGCCGACGATGGTGCCGCCAACGCTACGCAGCGTAAAACTAATCTGCGAATATGTGGTGACATTCGTATCCGAGATGGTTACCGGAGCGGTGCCAATTGATGTGTAGGTGCCACCATGCGGAAAATAGCCCTGCTCTATGCCAACGAAGGTATAGGTGGTAGCCGAATCTTTCGTAACCAGCCACTTCGCATAGCTGTTAGGGGGAACAACCGTAATCACCGAAACGGTAACATTGCTGCCAGCAGAGATGGTAGCCGGAGCATTCGTATTATTTACATATGTCCAGCGGAAAGATGTCCCGACAGCCGCACCATCTGGAAGCGCCGCCGTAATCTGAGCAGCCGTAGCGGTGGTATCAGTAAAAGCAGCACTTAATTGCGCGCCGCCGCGAACCGTTACCATGCCAACGATACCAGCAGCCGTAATCGTACCAGCACCTACGGTATTAAGAGCGGTTGCTACTTCATTGTTGCTCGTAAGAGAGGCTAAGTCAGCAATCTCTCCAGTGGTCGTCTGGAAGGTTTGACCAGAAGGCATCCCGTTGGCGGCTATGCCTTGGACTTCTAAAATCTCTGTGCCTTCAAGAGCCATAACCTATTCCTTTTCTGCTTCTTTTATTTCTTTTTCACCAGCACCAGCCGATTCATTATTATCGCTGTCATGCTCGGTTTTCTCGTATTTCTTCACATCTTCTTTCTGATGCCGCTTATGGATTGCCTCCATCTCCTTCTGATGCCTAGAATGCATATCCTTTATTTCCTGGATACGAGCACTCTCGGCCTCAGTTACCTTCATGCCGTCTGTGCCAGCTTGTACCTCATCCGATTCTTTTTCGGCCTCCGTCGGACCTTTTTTCTGAGAAGGTTTAACCGCCTTCATGTTGCCGTCTTCGCCCCTCTCCATCTTTGGGGAGTCTTTATACAGGCGCTTGTGTCTAGCTTCCTTAGTAGCCATTTTTCTTACCGTACATAGACTTCATCCGCTCGGCCATCGGCTTTTTCTTCGGCTTTTTCTTTGCCGCAACCATAGCTTTTTTGATGAACTTATTTTTTTTAGCTTCCATTTTAGCAGCATCCACCAAATTAACTGTCAATCTTATTATCTTTCACTGCATTGGCAGCCGCCTTGCCGGTACGGGCAAGATCAGAAACTGGCTTCTGCTCTATCTTGGAAACCTCAAGTTTCTGTGCCTTGGGAGGACGCCCTGGGCCTTTGCGCGCGCCCATAATCGGCACGCCTCCATCGCCCTTGACTAGTTCCACGCGGCGAGTTTCAGCGGTGTTATTCCTACGGCGCTCAGAGAAGGGGCGCTGAACCGGAACAAACGATTTGCCTTTTTCTTTAGCTGCCAGTTTGCCCAGTTCTTCGCATTTATCGAAAAACGCATCGCTAGCTTTGCGAGCTAAATCATTGAGAGGCTCCATCTCGCTATTGGGTTCCTCCGACCAAGTGACGACATCACCTTCATAAAACATGATATCATCCAGGAAGCATGGACGCAGGATCCGATAACATGCGACGTTCTTCGGAATTTCCGGTGCCGCATACATCTTGGGCGGAACCGGGGAGAGATCGCTTTGGAAATTATGTCTCATAATTTACTCCTAAATGTTATGCACTGGCGCTAACAAAGTTGCTCGGATACAGCGTGCTGACCATGCCCGTCGGCGCATCCAGCAGGATACCGGCAGTAAACGCACCTGCGGAGAAAGTAGCCGCCGTGGTATTTACATAGGCAAACCGATAGAAACGCGGCAATGCGCTGCCAAGAAGCGGCTTGGGCGGGATGGGAACTACTAACTGAGCGGCAGCAGCCAAGTCGGTGGCTCCAGTAAAGGCGGCGCTCTGGTAAATATTAACCCATGTGCCAGGCACGTTGCCGGTAGCTGGAGCGGCAGCTTGAATTCTCACCGTTAAAGCCGTGGTAGCGGAGAACGCCGTTGTCACCGTGAAATAGGCGTACATCGGGCGTCCGACCATGACATCTGCGGCAAGGAATGTGCTCGTGCCCCAAACCATGCTTGGAGCAGTGCCGGAACCAGCGCCGGTAATATCATAGGTGCTGGTCGAGATTACCGTGGTCGCCGCGCCTGCGAGCGACTGCGCATTCGACAGCAGAAGCGAATTATCATAAAATGCCATGTTCAGAACTCCTTATGTAAAATGTCGCAGACATTAGGTTAACGTGCTTTCGGTATTGGTCATTACGTCGTTCACGCGAATCGGTATCTCGCGGAAATGCATGACCGGCTGACCGGCGTAATCGTTCATCGAAATCAGGACGTTTTTATCGCGGATAGCCTGAATGTCGAGGTATGTACGCACAGTACGGTTACAATACCAAGCGGGCAGAATACCAGGTGAAGGATCGGTCGGAGAATCCACTTCGGTAATGCCGGACAGGCGGCGCGTGGCGGTCGGCAGCTTGTTAGCGGCCATCGACATCAGCACATACAAATCAGGCGGCGATGTGCCAGCCAAGCCAGCACTGGTGGTATCCAGGTTGGCGATACGGACGTTGTACTCCCAGTTCTTTGGGCAAAGACCCAGCTTCCAGCAGAAATACGAGGTGAAGCCTTCGTACTGATTGCCGTTGCTGTCATAGAGCGCGCGCACATCGCCCTTGTCTTCATAGACTAGGCCAGCGGTCGAGCCTTTCGGGAATACCATGAAGGTCGTATCATCACCCCAACCGGTGAGCAGAATGGAAGCATTCGAGCTACCAGTGCCGCCACCGTCGATGACGTTCACAGCGCTCTGGGCGGTAGCGGTGGAGATGGAGTTATAATAAGGGAAGAATCCGGTGAATTGCGCCGGGTTGACCGCTTCATTGGAGTAGAAAATGGCGGTCGCAACCTGTTGACCCAATCCCTGCACCTGCGCCATATCCTGGGAATAGCGGAATTTATCCACGTTGCCATTCAATACGGCGATGGATTTATCGACGAGGCTGTAGGAAACAAGTTCGCCAATGGTGATATCGAACTGGGCTTGTAGCGGCTTCGTAGAAGCAACACCGACGTTAGCCGAGCGCCATGTGCCCTGCGGCAGACCGACGCGGATGGAGGTGCGGTGGCCGGTGGGCAAATTGCCTTCCTGCCAGATAATATCTTTCATTACCTCATTGCATTGAGCAAGGAGCTCCGCAATGTCAGCAATTGCGCCATCGGGATCTTGCATCTTTGCCCAATCTACCAGATTGGGAAGCACGTTCGCTGTAAAAACCATATAATTAAGCTCCTTAGTTGTGTTTGCCTAAATAACCCATCAGACCATTAAAACGTTGAATGCCGTTCTCGATCATGCCTAAATCAAGATTGCATTTCGTGCATAATAGCCCCCGTACTTTCCCAGTAGTATGACAATGGTCTACGACCGCCCGGCTTTTCACAGGCCCTTTTACATCTAACGATATTGATTTTCCGCAACCAACGTTTGCACATAGGCCGAACTGTTTTTCCAGCATTGCGACCAAAGCTGCGTAAGTCAGCCCGTACAACCGCTTTAGTTTGTCTGGGCGGTTGATCATGCCACTACGGCGAACAGCGGGATTATCGCGATAGATTTGCCGTGACTTCACGTTACGACAAGTTTTGCAAGTCGCCGTTTTCTCATTATAGCCACGAATATCTTTGGCAAATTCAGCCCACATTTTCCCTTCGTTACAAGTCAGGCAGACTCGCCCGCCATCGATGAGCTCAACGGTTTGACGCTCATCTCTAGTCTTACCGGCGGCAGCGCGCCTAGCTTTGTATTCGGCATGACGGCATGCATTACAAGAAGGGCGAAGACCATCCGATGCGATCTTATGTTTACCAAATTCCAAAATATACTTACTCTGCCTGCATTTGCTACAAACCTTTGTCTTCTCAACCATCTGGAGAACAGCACTCATGCTTTCCTCCCGTACATTTTTTCTAGCTTACTACCACCGACCTTCGGCGCGATTTTCGGTGCCGCAAGCGGTTTCGGCTCGGCTTTTGCCAGCATGATATTAGAGAGCAGACGAATCATTGCCGGATGATTTCCAATTCCAGTGGATTCCATTAATTCACGGAATTCCTGCTGCTGCTTTGAGTCACCACCATAAATGCCGATAGCGTCAATGGCGGCATTAACCACGGTATCGGTACGGTTGGCAAACTCCGGATCTTTAATGAAAGCATCCTTCCAATCGGTTTTCTGTTTATTCCACGCATCGGTAAGCGATTGGGTATAGCGTTCCAGAGTGCTGTTGACCTCGGCGATATGGCGGTCAATTAAACCCTGACCGAATTTTTGGACTTCTTCGTGAGATGCTTTTGTCGTTGTTTCAAATTCGGCGAGGGCTTTAGTGAACTCACCCATCTTTTCCTGATCGAACCGAACATCTTCCGGAAGTTTAAAAGGCTCATACTCAGGAAGTTTAATTTCTGGTTCTTTGGTTTCAGATGGAGTTTCTTCCGGCTTGGCTTCCGCTGGTTTGTCATCGGCTTTGACCTCCGGCTTTTTTTCTCCACCGAGCAACGTATCGGCTTTTTTCTCTTCAGCTTTTGCCTCTGGAGTCGCTTCTGGTTTAGCTGGTTCTTCTGTCTCTGTTTTTACAGGTTCAGCAGAAGGAGTGGATTCTGGTTTGGAAGGATCAGGGGTAACTGTCGGTTCAACCACGGGGGTTGCTTCGACGGTAGGAGCGGCCTCAACCACGGGAGTTGCAGATGAGGCCGCTGGAGCGGCAGGCGTTGAATTTGCAATCTCTTCGGCCATCAAACTGTTCCCTTAACAGGAATTCTTTTTCGTAAGTCTTTTGCTTACGTTGACGGAATAATCGCATAAAATAATTATTAAGTAAAGGAATAAATGTGATTAGCATTTGACAATCAGTGCGTTGGGTGCTTAAAGGAACCACATGGAAGCATTCTTACGTCGCACATTTTCTCTCACAAGGAGACAAATGGAATATCTAAAAAATAAAGCAGATGATCTCGGCACAAGCATCGCAGATGTTCTTCGTAGAATTATAGATGAGCATATGGATAAGAGATGACAACTCCCGACATCATTGCCAACACTTGCATCAATTCGCTTCTCGCAGGTGGAAAAATTTTATTTTGTGGCAATGGTGGAAGTGCAGCAGATGCGCAACATCTGGCGGCGGAACTTGTCGGAAAATTAAATTTTGATCGACCTCCTCTAGCCGCAATAGCATTAACAACCGACACATCAATCCTCACCGCCATCGGAAATGATTATGGGTTTGAGCATGTATTTTCCCGCCAAATCACGGCACTGGGAAAACGCGGCGATGTGCTTATCGCCATGTCAACATCTGGCAATTCTCCGAATATTCTCAAAGCAATCGAGATAGCAGCAGCGCGTGGAATTACTGTAATCGGAAAAACCGGGAAAACCGGAGGGAAGATGGTTAGAATGTGCCACATATTACTTCAAGCTGATACCGACAACACGCAGGAAATACAGGAATACCATATGAAGATGGGACATATTTACTGTGGAATGATTGAGAGAAGGATATTCGCGCAATGAAGTGTATCATTCTCGCGGGCGGCTTCGGCACCAGGCTTCGCTCGATAACCGGAGAAGAAATTCCCAAGTGCATGGTCAAGGGAATGTTTCGCCCCGGCACGAGAGATATACCGTGGCTGGAAATAATTATAAGGCAATTAAAAAAACAGGGCATTACCGATATTACGCTCGCCCTTCATTATAAGGCCGAGGTGTTCACGGAATGGTTCGGAGACAAGCTAAAATATAAAATTGAGAGCAAGCCGCTGGGAACCGGCGGGGCTATCAAGAACTGCGTCGAAGGCAATGAGCCTGTGCTTGTTTTAAATGGCGATACTTATGCGAACTGTGATTTCAACGATATGCTGGCAAATCATATACCGCCCCTGACGGTCGCTGTGACGCAAAATAAAGGGTGCATGACCAGCGCCGGTGTTTATATCATCAATCCCGAATTGCTAAATAAGGCACCAAAAGGCGCATTCTCCTTTGAAGCATTCGTCATGTCGATGCAGAAGAAATTTTATATTATAGATTGGTTTACAGACATGGGTACGCCGCAAGGGTACGAGGAAGCGAAGGAGAGGGTGGAATGACCCGCTGCCTCATCACTGGAATTACCGGCTTCGTCGGAAGCCACTTAGCCGATTACCTTTTGGAAAACACGGATTGGGAGATTTATGGACTCATCAGATGGAGAAGCCCTCTCGATAACATCGAGCATCTTTTGCCACGAATCAACGCGAGTGATCGTGTTAGGCTGCTCTATGGGGACTTGCGAGATTCAGATTCAATCAATCAAGCCATACGAGAATGCTTACCTGATTATGTATTTCACCTCGCCGCACAGTCATATCCTAAAACGAGCTTCACCTCTCCGCTCGATACCTACGAGACAAATATTTCCGGCACATCACGGATACTTGAAGCTCTACGCCAATACGCTCCTGAATCAATTATACACGTGTGCTCAAGTAGCGAAATATTTGGCAGAGTGCCAAAAGAAATCTTACCCATCAATGAAGATGCTCCCATAAATCCAGCCAGCCCTTACGCCATCTCCAAAGTCGGAACCGATCTAATCGGGCGCTTTTATGCCGAGGCTTATAGGATGAACGTGCAAACCACGCGCATGTTTAGCCACACCGGCCCGCGCCGGGGCGATGTTTTTCACGAATCCAGCTTCGCCAAACAAATAGCTATGGCCGAAGCGGGACAGACCGACGCCGTTATTAAAGTCGGAAACCTTAAATCTCTGCGCACCTATGCCGACGCGCGCGATGCCGTACGCGCGTATCATATGCTGCTTACCGTAAATCCCATTCCGGGGGCGTACTATAATATCGGCGGGGATTATACCTGCACCGTGGAGAGCACACTCAGGCATCTCATGTCGCTATCTCCATTGGCGTTCATTATCGAGGAAGATCCGGATCGTCTGCGACCCATTGATGCTGATTTGCAAGTGCCCAACTGTGAGAAGTTCACCAAGCACACCGGATGGAAACCGCAGATACCATTTGAACAAACGATGAACGATCTGATGATGTACTGGCGAGATCGTGTGGAAACAAATAAATTTTTGACGAGGTAGGTATGGTAATCGAAGCTCTTAAAAACATTCCAGCATATAAAAATGATCCAGATGGGTATCTTCGTTCGCTAGCTGAAGCGAAGAATAAGAGAGATGCCATAATGACAGTACGCCTACACGAGCCCACTTTCGGCGAAGAAGAAATCCAAGCCGCCTGCGAGCAGATGCGCACGACGCAAGTAACGATGGGCGCTAAGGTTCGTGAATTCGAGAGCCAGTGCGCGGATTATTTCGGTTCCGCCCACAGCCTGATGTGCAACTCCGGATCGTCGGCTAACCTGCTCGCTATCGCAGCGCTCTCAAATCCGGCATGGATGAATCACCTGAAGCCAGGTGATGAGGTAATCGTCCCGGCGCTATCCTGGGCGACATCGGTATGGCCTATCATCCAGCATGGGCTTATCCCCGTATTTGTGGATTGCGACCTTGCGACCTATAATTTCGATTACAAAAAACTCGAAGCGGCGATAACCCAAAAAACTCGCGCTATCATGGTAGTTCATGTCTATGGAAATCCCTGCGATATGGACATCATTATGAACCTGGCGCAAAATCATAGCTTGTGGGTAATTGAAGATACATGCGAGAGCATGGGTGCGACGTTCCGCAGCAAACCAGTCGGTACGTTCGGCGACATCGGCACCATGAGTCTCTATTATTCCCATCACATGACCACCTTTGAGGGCGGCCTGTGCTTCGTAAAGAATCATGAACTCGTAAATCTGTTACGGATTCTCCGCGCGCACGGATGGAGCAGGGAGGCAGACGACCACGAAGACTATGTAAAGCAATACCCTAGAATCGACCCCCGCTTCATCTTTGTCAATATTGGCTACAATTTGCGACCGACCGAAGTGCAGGCGGTAATCGGCATGAAGCAACTCCCCAAATTAGGAGAGTTCATCAGGATGCGGCGGAGGGCGTATAATAAATACCGCGTCGAACTGGAAAAATACAGCGACTATTTCCGTTTTCAGGAAAGACAGGAAAACTCCGAACCAAGCTGGTTTGGGTTCTGCATCACCCTAACCGACCGGTGCAAATTCTCAGTAAAAGAGATAACCAAATTCTTGCAGGAAAACGGCGTCGAGACACGCCCTATTATCGCTGGGAATATGGCCAGGCATCCGGCTTTAAAGCATTATGAGCATCGGATAGCTGGATCGCTGGAAAACTGCGACACCATTATGCAGCGTGGATTTGCGATAGGCTGCCATCAGGACATTAGCTATCCGGTGCAAGAATACGTTGTCGGTATACTTGGTAAGTTTATGGAAAAAAATTCTTGACTTCATAAATCGCAGTACCTATAGTTACCTCATGGATACTTTATTAAAACGTATGGTCGCTTTCACGCGACCACAGATGATATTTTTGCGAACAAGGGCAAAGCATCTTGGGGTAAGCGTTTCTGAGGTAATACGCAGAATAATAGATGAATACAGAGAAAATAAATAATGAAATGCTTAGGTTTGGTTGGGTTAGCTAGGGAGCGGCTTTCTGAGACCCGGCACGGTCAGGTAATGTATGGTAAGGTCTGTTTTGATGCGGTTGGGATAGGTCGGGTACGAATGGGTTTGGTACGGTATGAAAAGGTTCGGCGCGGTCTGACATGCCATGTTGGGGTAGCGCGTGGAATGGTTTGGTCAGGTAAAACTAATAATAGGAGAAATCTATGGCTAAGGTTACAACACTAAAAAAGGAAATAAATGATCCGTCAAACGGAGGCAAGGAAACGCTAGACGCTTCTCTGCCTTACGTCATTACAGTCAACTTAAAAGGCACGGCAGATTTTCTTTTCCACCGATGGAATTGTGAGTCTGTGGAGGCCAAGGGAAGAGCAGCAAAGAACAGTGTAGCTAAGAAAACCGATGATTTAGAAAGCTATGTTTATCGGAATGATGGCGGTGAACTCTGTATTCCAGGAGAATATATTCGTCAGGCGGTAATTCATGCGGCAAAATATAGACAAGACCCACGCAGCCCTCGCAAGAGTGCTATGGACTTGCACAAGGCTGGCGTTATCGCGCTCACTAACCTTTGTTCTCTAGGACAAAAGGAATGGGATTATCTCGACAAGCGCCGTGTAGTCATCCAGAGGTCTGGCGTAAATCGCACTCGTCCTGCTATAAAAACCGGATGGGAAATAGAATGCGACCTGATGATAAATCTTCCTGAATATATTTCTCAAGAATCACTAATCAGCGTATTAAATGACGCTGGTAGGCTAATTGGATTGGGGGATTTTAGACCGACATTCGGTAGGTTTACGGTTAGCGGGGTTAGAATTAAGAAATGAGGCTTGGATAGGATTGCTACGGCATGGAATGTTCAGGAGAGGCGCGGAAAGGTTCGGTATGGTATGGTTTTTAATTACCGTGTCCCTTGGCTTCAGAAATCATCAGTAGATAAAGATCGGGAGCCGCCGCCTGAACCTCTGCCAATAGTATCTTCCCCTGATTCGCCTCACCAAGATTAAAAGCTGTGGTATCTGCCTGTCCGGGGATAAAGGGATTCCCGTAAATGTGGCATTGTTCAAGTTTTTTGTATATCCATGCTCGTCCTGGGGATGTTTGCATGATGCTTCGAACCACATCCAAAGACAGAGCATTATCAATTTCAGCCTTCTTCTTGGCTTTCCTTACTTGCTTTTCATCGTTGGCATCATAAGCCATGCGAATAATCCCTTCTTATAAGTGACTCTCGTGAATAGCTGCTTGGGTCGGAGAATATAATTTTAGACCCTTCAGTTTCAAACCGAAACGGCACCCAGAGAAAATCTTTAAGCGCCGCGCGTATTCTATCATGATCTTCTTGCCGTGCAAAGAAAAGCATGAACCCGCCTCCGCCAGCGCCAAGAAGTTTTCCGCCCAAAGCACCGGCGGCGCGACCCTTTTCATAAATATCATCCACAAACTGCGAGGATATATTGGATGTGAGTGAGCGTTTTAGCTTCCATGACTCATGCAGAAGATGCCCGATTGCGTTAAGATTGCCTCGTGCCGTAATAATGTTAATCGCTTCTCCTACCATGCCCTGCATGGATTTAAGGGCATCGTCTTTCTCTCCTGTTTCATGAATATTTATTTGCGCCGCTGCAATGTCCGATGCCGTGCGGGATACGCCGGTAAAAAATAGCAGGAGATGATCTTCCAATTCCTGCAACCGGTCTGTCTCTATACGCCTTATGAGAAAACTGCCGTCCTGATTAATTGTGGTATGGTTAAACCCGCCATAAGCCGCAGCAATCTGGTCTTGAATTCCAACATTCTCGCGTATGAGGTCGCGCTCCACATGCACGGCTTCCAATGCCAGCCCCGGTTTGTTGAATATCTTTCCCTGCAAGGCCGCGAGAGTGTTGAGCAGCCCTACCGTAAACGACGAACTTGAACCGAGGCCGGAACGTGACGGCAAATCGCCGGAATGATGGATTTCTACGCCATTCTCTATACCCAAATATTTCAGGGTGGCACGCACGGAAGGATGGAGTATGTCCATATGGTGCGCGACTTCCTCGATTCGCTTCCACACGATGCGGGTTTTGTCAGGAAAGAACGGTGGCCGCCAGCGGGCGGTGATGTAGGAATAATGGTTGATGGTGGTAGAGAGAACCGCTCCCCCGTGCTTGGAGTACCAGCTCGAATAATCTGTGCCTCCTCCGAAGAAGGAAATTCTGTACGGCGTTCTGGAAATTATCACTTGATTTTCCAATATGGGTGCTTATAATCACCGCATGATAAATCAATATTCAAGAAATTACAAGCCTCCAGTTACAAAGGACGAGATGATTGCTTTCGAGGCAGATATAGCTTCGGAGTTCAACAATGGGCGCATTCCTCACCCAGTTCATCTCTCCGGCGGGAACGAAGATCAGCTTTTAAAAATATTCAAGGAATTTCAATTTGGTGATTTCGTTTTCTCAACATGGCGTAACCACCTACACGGGTTATTAGCTGGTATTCCACCAGAAGAAGTCAAACGTCAAATCATGGATGGTCGATCCATGACTGTATGCTCACCCGAACACAACTTCTTCGCATCAGCGATAGTTGGCGGATGTATCCCGATCGCCCTTGGTGTCGCATGGCAATTAAAACGAGAAAATAAAGAAAATCGTGTATGGTTATTTTTGGGTGATATGGGGGCAATGACGGGCATGGCCTATGAATGCTCAAACTATGCACGCTGGCATGGATTAAATCTTTACATAGTTGTGGAAGACAATAAGAAAAGCGTGTGCACAGACACAAAAAGCGCATGGGGTAGTTCTTATCAAAATAGCCCGGCGAAACATTTAATCGCTAATCGTGACTACGAATTCACATTGCCATTCCCGCACGCTGGCGCTGGGAAACGAGTTAATTTTTGATATGAACGAATACTTTGAAAATCTCTGCTCCGCAATGAAACTGTTATCAGATAGCGGTTATTCTTTCACCGGACAGACAGTTCTCGATGTCGGTACGGCCATGAATTCGACATTTCGTGATGTTCCAGAGGAGCAACGTCTGGAATTCCCGGTGGCAGAAAATATGCAACTTGGGTTTGCTACCGGCATCGCTATGGCGGGGGGGGAAATATGCACTTGCTACCCCCGCATCAACTTCTTCCTCGAAGCCATACCGCAATTAGTCCAACACCTAGACAAAATTCCCCTATTCAGCGACTACCGCCCGCGCGTCCTCATCCGCACGTCTATTGCCACAACGAACCCGTTAGACCCAGGCTGCGTTCGGGACCGCACGGCATCGAGTTGAAGCGGCGAGAGCATCGCACCCGCCGCCCACCCCTTGTCATCCTGTGCGACATCTCGGGCTCCATGAGCCGCTATTCGCGCATGCTGCTGCATTTCATGCACGCGATTACGAACGATCGCGACCGCGTGCACACGTTCCTGTTCGGCACGCGCTTGACCAACGTGACTCGGCATCTGCGCCACCGCGACGTGGACGTGGCGCTGGAACGCGTCGGAGAGGCCGTGGGCGACTGGGCCGGCGGCACGCGTATCGGTGTCTGCTTGTCGGACTTCAACCGCTTCTGGTCCCGGCGCGTCCTGGGCCAAGGCGCGGTCGTGATCTTCATTTCCGATGGGTTGGACCGGGACGCGGGCGAAGGGTTGGCGCACGAGATCGAACGGCTGCACAAATCCTGCCGCCGCCTGATCTGGCTTAACCCCCTGTTGCGTTATGATGGATTCGAACCCAAATCACTGGGCATGCGGGCGATCCTGCCTCACGTAGACGAGTTTCGCCCGGTCCACAATTTGGAAAGTCTCGGCGCTCTGGCCGACGCGCTCAGCCGCGAAGGTCCCCGCCGGCAAGAAGGAGTGACTCGATGG